TATAGGGCTGTGTGTTGCTGATACGGACTTAGACTGTCCTGAGGGGTACGAGCCAAACGAAGCCGGAACTGAGTGTATTCCGGTAGTAGTAATTGATGACAAGAAATGTCCAACCGGTCAGGTTTACAACGAAGACCTAAAAAAATGCGTGCCTATCAAATCTGATGAGTGCGCTGCGGGATTCCATAAGAATGATATAGGGCTGTGTGTTGCTGATACGGACTTAGACTGTCCTGAGGGGTACGAGCCAAACGAAGCCGGAACTGAGTGTATTCCGGTAGTAGTAATTGATGACAAGAAATGTCCAACCGGTCAGGTTTACGACGAAGAACTAAAAAAATGCGTGCCTATCAAAACTGAAGAGTGCGCTGCCGGTTTCCATAAGAATGATATAGGGCTGTGTGTTGCTGATGATGACGAAGAATGCAAAACTGGGTATGAAAAAGTTGACGGCAAATGCGTGCCGGTCTGCAAAGAAGGGTATATACGTAACTTAGCAACAAACGTGTGCGAAAAAGAAGACAAAGCATGCCCAGCCGGACAAGTAAAAGATGCAAGCGGCAAATGCGTACCAATTGTAAAACCCCCAGTAACCTGCCAACCCGGGTTTGAAAAAGTTGACGGTGTGTGCGTGCCTGTGTGCCAAACTGGGTACAAACGCGTCAATGGCGTGTGCAAGAAAATTGCAACCGGTACCACCACACCTACCCCCTCAACAAGTGGGCTTAACGCAGAAACTGAAACAACCTCCCCGATCTATGCGGGCGCTATGGATGACTTTGATCTGTTTGCAACTTTGGAAGAACTGTTAAAAGAAAATCCAGACAAGAAAAAAGATACCAAGAAATCCAAGGAAAAGACTAAAATGGCTACCGGTGGGCACCTTGATGACCTGCTGGCGGAGCCGATGACAGTGGACGATCTGCTAAAACTACTACGCTAAGGACTCAAGATGGCACGAATTTGTGAAGACGTTATTGTTGGTTACGATCCAGACGATGGGTCTGCTATTGTTGAAGAACAATGTTACGACGACGGTAGCGTTGATACCATAAGTGAATCTCCAGATCACGATCTAACTGCATCCGAAGCCCTTGCCGGGCAAGGTTTTTTGCAAGACGAAGTTGGCAACGTCTACAAACTTGACGACTCTGGCAATTTAACTTTTAAAGACAGCAAAGGCACTGACTTTACGTACAACACAGAGAAGGGTGGGTTCACAGACAAGGACGGAAACTTTGCTGGTGGCGACACCCCCCTGCTTAACTATATAAAAAAATACGGCTCAAAAGCAATTGATTTACTTAAAACAAACGGCAAATTTGACCCAGCCAAATTGTTAACTCTTGGCATTGGCGCGTATAAGCTTGCAACCGACAAAGATGAGGGTGGCTACAACGTCCCTATCCCTAAACTGGATGCAGTTACACAACAGATTGAATATAACGATCCCAACCGCAGACCCGGTTCTATGGGACGCCAGTATACGACTGACCCGCGTTATGTAAAACAAGGCGATACTGCAAATTTAGCCAAAGCGCAAGCCATCTCGGACGCACAGAAAGCCGGTATCTTAGCCGCATACAAACCTGCAGCCGCCCCTCCTGCGGTTAACCCATACGCAGGTCAAATGGCTATGAAATACAACAACCCGCCCACGGCTACGGGTACAACTACAGGTACTACAACCGCTGCAGCAACAACCCCCGCAGCTACCGGCATTGCCGCCGCTCTGCCAGTTATGCCAACTCAACAACAGCTTATGGACCCCAACTACAAAATCAACTCAATTGGTATGGCTGATGGCGGTATTGCAATGGCTAAAGGTCGCTACCTACAAGGCCAAACAGACGGCATGGCAGACAAGATTCCTTCTAAGATTGATGGCAACCAAGAGGCAGCACTAAGCCATGGTGAGTTTGTAATTCCTGCCGATGTGGTATCCCACTTAGGTAATGGCAATTCAGATGCTGGTGCCCAAAAGCTTTACCAAATGATGGATCGTATCCGTGAAGCGCGTACTGGCACCAAACAACAAGGCAAGAAAATCAACCCCGACAAGTTCATGCCCGGTGGTTTGGCTGCGTCTAAGTATGCCGGTGGTGGCTCTGTGCAGAAGTTTGATGAGGGAGGTGTGCCGCTTGATACGTCTAAGACATCTACCCTGTCCCCATGGGCTGGTGACTACGTTACCAATATGTTGGGTAAAACCGAAGCTTTAACTAACGCCCCCATGCAGAATTACGGTGGTCCATTAACGGCTGGCGCGTCTAACTTGCAGCAGCAAGGCTTTGCGGGAATTGGCGAGGTTGCCAAGGGTGGATTTAACCCAACTGCATTTACCAGTCAATATAAAGCTCCCACAGCGTACAGCCCTACAACTTCGTCTTTTAATACAGCGGCGGCTAGTCAGTACATGAACCCATACCTGTCGGCATCTTTGCAGCCACAGATAGATGAAGCCCGTCGTCAGTCCCAGATTACCCAGCAAGGCAATGCCGCAAAGATGACGCAAGCTGGTGCGTTTGGTGGCTCACGCGGTGCAATTATGGACGCCGAAACACAACGCTCCTTGGGTGCTAATTTGGCAGGTATTACTGGTACAGGATATAGCAAAGCCTACGACACGGCGATGTCTCAGTTTAATGCTGACCAGCAGCGCAAGATGCAGGAAGCTCAGTACGGGTCAACGTTAGGTATGACATCTGCACAAAACGCAGCGCAATACGGCGACGCAGCGCAAAAGGCCACTGAAGACTCACGCCGATACAGCGCAGACTTTGGACTCAAATCGCTTAGTAATCTTATGGAAGCAGGTGCTACACAACGCGGTATTGAAGCCGAAGGTATTGCCGCAGATAAAGCGCAGTTTGAACAGCAACAAGCTCGTCCTTATACTAACTTGGAATTCCAGCGCAAGATGCTGACTGACTTGCCAATCGGTGCTTCTACAACATCAACAAACCAAGATACCTTATCTAAACTGCAAACAGACATTTCTGGCTTAGCATCGTTGTACCAAAAATTGGCTAACTTGGGCCTTAAGTAAAGGTAAATCATGAATCTCGTTAAAGCGCAAGAATACGCACAGTCACTGCCACTGGCGGAATTAAAAAAGTATGCAAATGGTTTGAACCCATCTATGATCCCGCCATGGTTGGCTACGGGTGAGATGGATGCTAAAACTAAACGTGCTGAGATGGCTAACAATCTAGAAGGTGCAACGCAAGGCGAACAACCCAGCATCAAAGAACAAGTTGAGCAAAAAGCCGGATTGCTAGGTCTTCAAATGGCTCAGCAACGAAATACGCAACAGCAAATGATGCAGCCACGCCCTATGGCTGGCCCTGTACCTACGGGAACTCCACAGCCCCAAGCACAACCTCGGCCCCCACAGATGGCTGGGCTTAACCAACTGCAGTCTAATATTAAGATGGCTGGTGGCGGTATTGTTGCGTTTGCCGCTGGGGATCAAGTTAAAGTTAGCCGTGAGTTTTTAAACTTTTTAAAACAAATGGGTTTGGATTACGTTGAGTATTCCAACATGGCTGAATCCGCCAAAGCCCCTATTCAAGACGCATTTAAAGATGTTAAGGGCACGATCCCTACTACCGCACCACAAGCCGCCCCTGCTGCCGCTCAAACGGTTCAAGGCAGTGCGTCTCCAAAAGCTTTTGCCGCAGGTCAGGCCATGCGTCCCGCAATGGCCGCAGCAAAAAATATAGCCAAAACTAAGCTGATCCCCGGTGCTAACGTGGGCATAGCAGCTTACGAAGGGCTGAGTGACATCAGTGGTGCGCAAGACTTCTATGACGATCCTAATGTGTCTATGGCAGATAAAGCCAAACAGTTTGCCCGTACAGGCGCTAGAACAGCATTGCCTATTGCAGGTGGTATGGCTGGAAGTTTAATACCGGCTCCTGTTGTGGGAACTGTCGGTGGCGCGCTAGCGGGTACTGGCCTTGCTGCTCTGATTGACCAAGAGGGCGATGCGCTTAAAAAATACCGTGAAACCAAAAAAGGCGATATGGCCTCTGAGAACGCCAGACTTGCTGCAAAAGCACCGGTTCCAGACATGGGTACCGAAGGCCGCCGTACAGCCCCTGTTGCTATGGGTAACGGCATTAATGTATCGCCCAACCTTATTCCGGCGTCGGCTAGACCTAAGCCACAAGGCACCGTTTCACAAAATGTTAATCCCAACGCTACTAAGGTTAACCCTAATGCGCCTCCAGCGGCACCCGCAGAGCCTGATCCAAATAGCATGGACGCGTTGTTTAGAGAAGCATTAAAAAATAAACCACCAGAGCGCAAAGTTGAAGACCTTATTGCAGAAGACCAAGACATTAAAAAACGTTTAGGTTTAGATGAGCCAGCAGGTAAAGCCAAACTAGAACGTATTGACGAGATGAACAAACAATATGCGGCAACGCAATTGTCTCCTATGGACGAGCTTATATCAATGCTTGGTAAGTCCGGTCAATACAAAGGTTTGTCTGGCTTGGCTCCCGCGTATACAAGCATGGCCGAGAAAAAACGTGCCGCAGATGCAGCGCATGCTAAAGGCATTAATGAACTTATGGGCGGGGTTGAAGATACCCAACGTGGTGAGAAAACTGCGTCAGCCACTGGAGTTAGAACTGCTCGTGAGAAAGACGTTGAAAACGCACGCTTGCGTGACCGTGAAGTTATGAGTTCTACGGGTACGGCTCGTGGTCAAGACAGCACAGCAGCATCGTCTAAGTACTCGGTTGATATGCACTACAAAGCGGCCATGGCGCAAATCCGAGCTACTGCGGCTCGTGAAGGTTTAGGACAACAACGTTTATTGTTAGAAACATTTAAAACTGAATTGGCTACTATTGATAAAGAATTAATACCGCTACTCAGAGCCCCGTTTGGTCCTGCCAAAGCGCAAATTGCGGAATTGCAAGCTAGAAAAGCTGGATTAACAAAAGCACTGGACGAAGTGTCAGGAATCGGTAAAATGATGCCAGCCCCCGGCGCAGCAGCAAGCCCCGGCGGAACCAGTAAACCCGGATGGGGGATTAAACCCATCTAACAGGAGTTGAGATGCCTCGCTTTGAGATAACCGCACCCGATGGTCGTAAGTTTGAAATAACTGCTCCAGAGGGGGCATCTCAGTCCGAGGTGTTAGCTTACGCGCAGGCTAACTACCAATCAATTCCCCAAGGCCCAAAAGAATCCACAATCGGTAGTGAACTGGTTCGTGGTGGTAAGCAGGTCTTGTCTTCCGCCCGTACGGGTGCGGAGAGCTTGTTTGATAAAAACAAAGCAGCTACTGAAGGTGTTGCCCGTAGCGAAGCCATTGGACAAGAAGCAGGGATCGGCCCGTCCTTAGAGGCCGTACAAAAGGCGTATCAAGATAAAGGCGTACTGTCTGCGGCAGGCGAAGCTGTATCTCAAATCCCTCGTGCGTTGGCTGGGCAGGGTGCTAACCTAGCGTCTATGTATGCCGCCGGTAAAGCCGGTGCTGCTGCAGGTGCTCCGTTTGGCGCAAGGGGTCGGCTTGTTGGCGGTGCGGCTGGTGCCGCAGGTGCGCTTCTTCCTCAATTTATGGGGTCTAACGTTGAGCGCCAAGCTTCTGAGCAAATGGATGAAGGCAAAGAAGTCGATATTAATCGCACAAAAGCTTACACGTCTGCCGCCGTACAAGCTGCATTAGAAGGTGCCGGTACTGCATTTACATTGGGTAAACGCGTTGTTAGCGGAATACTTGGGGTTACGGAAGACGCCGCCCTCAGAACTGCCAAATCGCAAGTTGAGTTAGTCAAAGCCGCTGAGCGTTCGCTGGCTGCGTCCGCAGGGCGTGGTGTTGTCCGTGGTGCGGCTGAAATACCCGTTGAGGTTGGTCAGCAAATTCTTGAGCGTTACCAAGCTGGGCTTGACTTAACATCTCCAGAAGCGTTTAAAGAATACGGTGAGTCTGCGTACCAAGCTGCTTTAATTGGTGGCCCATTGGGTGGCGCAGCAGGGGCTGTGGGGCGTGGTCAAGCTCGAAGTCAAGTAGAACAACAACGTCGCGCTGAAGAAGCTGCAAGACCAGCGCCTCCACCTCCAGAAGAAATTGTTCCCGGAGCCAAGCTGCCAGAAGAAGCCCCCGTGGGTACGCAGGGTACGTTGTTCACGCCCAAAGAAATGGGTAAGCGTGTTCCAGAACCCAAAGAAGAACCCGCTCCCGCTAAGCCTGCTGCAGTGCAGCAAGGTGAACAAGCTACTCTTGGTTTGGATTTTCAACGTGAATACACCGACTTATTTAAAGAGCGTGACCGCTTGCGTGAAGGGCCGCAGACTCCAGAAGTTAAAGCTCGGGTTGCCGAACTAACAGGGCAACTAACGTCATACGATGAAGCTGACATTGGTCGTCGCCAAGCTGAAAAAATTATCAGGGAAGAACGCATTGCAAAAGAAGCAGAACAAAAAGCTGCCGACGAAGCCGGTGCGCAACGGTTTCCCGGTTTGGCTGGTGTAACACCAACGCCCACAACACCAACCGGTATTACCCAAGCCGACATTGATGCTGTTGGGTTACCTCTAAAAACATCCAAGCAATGGATAACCGACAATGTGCTTGGTAAGACTGTTGAAGAAATTAAAGCGCTGGTTCAGCGTGACCCCAAACTTATTAGTGGTACCGGTGCGCGTGCTGGGGTATTGAAAGCGCTGATAGCGCCACAACCTGCAGCTTTTGAGGAGAAACCAAATGAACCGACCATTACCAAAACGGATAAGCCTCAAGGAGAACTTGACCTCGGAGGAGGTGAGTCAGGCGTGGGAGTATCTGGTAAGCCTACCGGAACCGACGTGGTACAACCCGGAACCGGAGTTCCCGCCACCACCGGAACATCTGCAACACCTAACGGACTCGGACTGGCACCTGCTGGACAACCTGCTGGCACGGGAACTACACCTGAAGGAACGCAGCCCACTGCAGTAACGCTATCGCCAGAAGCGCAAGCCGCTAAAGGTTTATTGGATGCAATAGATAAAGGTGGTGTTCCGTTAAATCCAAGCAAAATTAATGCAATTGCTAGAGGTCTTGGTCTTGATGTTAAAAAATCTGCAAAACCCCAAGAAACAATTGCGCGACTACGTGAGGCTGTAGCCCGTGAAACTCAATCAGCAACTACTTCTCCTGTTACTGGTGCTGCTGCCACTACCACGACTACTACGAGACCCAAGACAACTACTGGGGCAGCTACTAAAACTGCCACTACCAAAGAGACTCAAGCACCGGCTACTACTGGCGCTCCTAAAGTTGTAAATCCGTTTGCTGCATTGGTAAAAGATACAGGCACCGCCGAAACAACGGTTGAGGAAGAAGCGCCTAAGCCCGCAAAAACTAAATCCCCGTTTGACATTAGTGGCCCATCCACAATTGGTAAAAAATTACAAACTGAAACCGAAGAAACTAAAGCAGGTCAAGCTGCGGCTAGAGCCGCCAGAGCCGCTGAAGAAGCTGAGAAAGCTGCTGCAGAAGCTAAGAAAACCGCCGATAAAATTACTAAAGCCGACGAAGCTCGTAAGGCTGAAGAAGCTAAGAAAGCTGAAGAAACGCGTAAAGCTGAAGAAGCTAAGAAAGCTGAAGAAGCGCGTAAAGCTGAAGAAGCGCGTAAAGCTGAAGAAGCGCGTAAAGCTAAAGAAGCTAAGAAAGCTGAAGAGGCGCGTAAAGCTGAAGAGGCGCGTAAGGCTGAAGAAGCTAAGAAAGCTGCCGTAGCCAAACAATTCTACGACCAACTTGTTGTTCAGCCTACATGGTCAAAAATTTTTGGAACGCCACGCACACCAATTGTTTACGAAGACGCTAATTTTGCTTTGGTTCGTCAGTTAAACAAACTTAAACAAGTACGATACTATGCAATTAACCGCCAAGGAGAAGAGTCAAGGTACCCTATTCAAATGCGGGCCAACCAACCTAGTTGGTTACTTGCGGGGGACTACGAAGTATTGCGCGACGCTGGACAAGCGTTGGAATTAAAAGAAACAGAATTAGCTAGAAACAATCCCAACGGGCCGTTTTCTACAGGTAAAAACATTGTTGCCGCAAACTCTCTCGACCCCGCCATTGCGGGGTACACCAAAAATTTATTAAATTCTTTGGGGTTAGGTCACCTTCGGGTATTTATACATAGCAAACCAGATACATTTGATAGCAGTTACATAGACACCTACAAACTGTATGGCCCATTTGCTAGACTAGCTGAAATACGAGAACCTACCGTAAACGGTTCTGCAACAAATCTTGGTATAGACGGCAGAACTTATGGCATTTATTTGAGGTCCGGTTTGACCGATGGTCAGCGGTTAGAAGTTCTTGCCCACGAAATTGGTCACATTGTGCAAGCTCAGTTGTACGATACCGCCAGTAGCGCCGAACAAAAGGCTATTACCAACGAATACTTGGCATGGCGCGCAAAGGCTAAAGTAGCAACAAAACGTGACCTTATGTACATGTTGCGCAATCGCGAAGACGCTGAAGCCAATATTAAAAGGTCTGAAGCGTATAACGATGCAGATACCCTTGCATCCACAATGCAAGAGTTTGATTCCTATTGGATTTCATTTGCCGAGTGGTTTGCAGACAATGTGTCCCGTTGGGCTACAACTAACGAAAAGCCATTGAGTATTGCAGATAAGTTTTTCTCTAGAGTTGCTCAGATGATGCGCGACTTGGTGGCGATTGTCACCAGCCGTAAGTATCCACCTGCCAAATCCGTTGCAGACTTCTTAAACAAAGCAGGCCCTGCAAACTTTGTAGTGCAGTCAAACATTTCTTTGGAATCAAACTCGGAGATAAAAGAACAGTTCTCTATATCGTTTAGCGACGAACAGCTAATTGACTCTATGGGGCCGCTAAATCGTGACGACAAATCCGGGTTAAAGAAACTGCTTGTGGGTGTCAAAGCCAATCCTGACATCGGTTACGTCACTAAGTTCCGTACGCAAGTAACGGACATTGCTGCCACTATTGAAAAACGTCTGAGGGAAAAGTTTGATGGTGCTGTGCGTAACTCACTGGGTGAACTTAATCCTATGGGTCTATACCGTCAGGCGCAAGACTACACCAAGATGCTGCTTGAGTATTTCCAAACCGGTACGTTGTACAAAGATAAAACAACCGGTCTGTGGAAGTCCGGCATGGGTGAAGGCGTACGCCCACCCGCAGAAGTCTATGCGTTAATTGACAAGTATGGAGAGAAGAACGGATACAGCCGCGAACGCGCTACACAAATTGCCAGCCGTGTGTTGGAAGGTGTGCGTTTGAATGAGATGCGCAGGTCTAATGCGCAAGACGGCACGACGTTCCTGATTCACTTAAAAGACAACGAAATTGACCAGTTAGTAAAAGCATACAACGCCGACCCAGACTTGCAGGAAATGAGCAAGCTCATGGACGAAGCCCGTAAAGCAATGGTTGACAACTTGGTTGCGGTAGGTAGGTTGTCTGCCGAAGAAGGTAAGTTGTGGCGTGAGGTTGTAGGCTACGTGCCGTTTGACCGTGAAACAATTGATTCTGTAGCTGCCAACTTTAACAAAGCTAAAAAAATTAGCGGCAAAGGTTTGGCACAGCTTGGCAAACTACCTGAGTTGGTTGGTTCGCTTGAACGTCCTGTGGGCAATGTGTTCGATAACTACCTAAACACGCTCGGTTGGATGGTTGGGCAAACACTTAAAGCCGACGCTACTCTAATAACTTTGCGCAGCTTAGAAGACATTGGGCATGCCAAATACTTGGGGCGCACTAACCAAGGTAAACCAAACGTTGTGGGCGCGTATGTTAACGGTGAGATGATGTATTGGTCAGTGCCTAGCAAGTACGACGTCATGGCATTTAAAGACTTGAACCCACCTAAGGCGGGTTGGATTCGGGCTATGGGTGCGTTCTCAAATATCCTACGCAAAACAGTTACAGTCCTGCCACCATTTGCTTTGAAACAGGTAATGGACGACGTGCAACGTGCCATCATGACGTCTGGTGTAAAGAACCCCGGCGCTTTAGTTTGGATGTCTTTGACTAACTTCCCCAAGTTGGCATTGGCAGAACTGCGTGGCATTCAGCATCCAATAGTCAAGGAATACGGACGCCTTGGTCTGACAGGTGAGTATGACTTTGAAGCCGGTAAGCCTGCTGCTTCTTTGCTAAAAGACTTAGGCTACAAAAAGCGCGGCGTGTTTGAGACATTGATTCACAGATTAGATGGTATTACCCGTGCATCTGACTTGGCGGTTCGTAAAGCAATCTACGATCAAACCATGAATGAAAGTAAGGGCGATGAGTTGTTGGCACAAACCCGTGCCCGTGAGTTTATTAACTTCCGTCGCCGTGGTGCAAACCAATTTGTGACTGACATGATTACGGTCATACCGTTCTTTAACGCTTACATCCAAGGTATGGATGTGCTGTACCGCGCAGCGTCAGGCAAAGACTCAAGCGCTTCTGTTGATCGTGCGCAAGCTCGGCAAATGTTTTATAGCCGTGCAATTACCGTTACGATGCTGAGTTCTCTGTATGCGTTGGGTAAGGACGAGGACGACGAAGACTACAAAGAAATGGACTTGCGCACACGGGATAGCAACTGGATTCTCGGTGGCGGGTACAAGATTGGAGTTCCGGGCGAATTAGGCGCTATCTTTAAAGTCGTACCCGAACGTATTGTGGAGTACATGAAGCGCCAAGGTACGCCAGAAGAGCAAACGGCATTTGACGCAATGCGCACTACGTTAAGCTACATGTTTGAACAGTACTTAGGCCGTGCAATGCCAATACCACAGGCTATCAAACCAGTGATCGAAGCATGGGCTAACAAATCATTCTTAACCGGCAAAGACTTGGAAGGCTATCACCATAGGGCAATGGACCCAAGCATGCGTATGACTGAGCAAACATCAGAACTTGCTAAAGCTATTGCCGTATTTAGTCGTGATGAAATTGGCGTTGAAGTTTCCCCAATCATGATTGACAACGCACTGCGTGGTTACTTTGGCTCAACCGCCGCAATGACTACTATGATAACGGACAGCTTGTTAAACCCAACGCGAGTTGATCGCCCACTGCACAAGTACGCATTGTTCAGTAATTACTTGTATGACCCAGTTGGTACACGCCGCATGACTGAGTTCTACGAGGAACGTGAAAAAGTTGGCAAGGCTAACACCACGCTAAACGAGTTGATGAAAACTGACTTAACCCGTGCTGAAAAATACGCAAATGAGCATTCCGATGAACTTATACTTGAAGGTATGGTTAACTCTACGCTTGAGCAACTGGAACGCACTCGGGCGTATCGCAAGTATCTAAACAGTCCTGACGGCGCTACAGAAATGAGTAAGGAAGACCGCGAGAGTTCACTCAAAGAAATTAAACAGATGGAACTTCAATACGTTAACTGGGTTCGTGAAGCTAAAACTGAGCTACGTAACGTTCAACGCTAATAGACTCGCCAGACTCGCGCACCGTACCTCCCGTATTCACAGCGGGAGCGTACTTCTATTTTGATTTTAAGAAATTTAGTAGCCGGTAGGAGTGCGTTTCGCACTTGCACGGGTGTTGCAGTGGTAGGCAAGAAGAACGAGCTACCAATAACAAACCGCTCCCAATGAAGAAAATACTCAACCCCAAACAGGGTGAGTACTCTCGTGTTGTCCGACAGCTTTGGCTTGGGCTTGGGGGCCTTTGGGGTCTTAAATGTCGGAAGCTTCCGCTTGCGCAAACGCCGTTTCGTCGATGCCAATTACGTCTCCATCAAAGATGTAGCAGCGTACTGCAATACCGCTAAGCCCCCCTACGGCTCCCGCACCAATCCGAGTGGGATGGGACTTGCCACCGTGCTTCAGATACCCCGCAGTGGTTAGCCGTGTCAAACTATCTCTAACGTCCACCTGCCTGCTAGTAAAGTATTTGCGTAGCTCAGCCACAGGTATGGCAAGCGTCTTGGTGTCAGGGTCGTACCGCATCACCAGTTTGCCTTTGGGGGTCATTGCGGGTCTCTCAGGCATGCCACCCTTGGGGGTATATGCAGCTACCATTGCGTTATTGACATTCTCGTTAATAAACGCGCCCAGTGTCTCTTGTGCCACAGTCATTGGATTGCCAACGCTAGACAAGTTAGACGCAATCGACTCCCGCACAACTCCCAACGCAAACTGATATATACGTGTAATGTCAATGTTAATCAGCCCAAGCTTGGTTGCAATCAACGCACCGACAAAAGCACACGTCAACAAGCAAGAATAAAAACGGTCGGTCTGGTCTAGGTTCAGCGCCTTGTCCACCTTGGCTTGCATATCGGCAAGTAGCTTCATTACATGGTCGTGGTTGTCAATAATGTACTGAACGTAGATTGGACCTGCCAAGCCGTAATTAGAATTAAGCTTGCCAAACGTCTCATCAATCTCAGCTTTAGGTGAACCTGTGTATGCGTGAAACGCAATCTCAAGCACTCGACGAAGCTCACCATCTGCCGTACTCTTAAGATTCTGCAGGGCATCCACAACAGAAGCGTTGCCTGACGACAAAGTAAAGTTACACCATGTTGTATTGTTTACACGTAGTTTATTACTCTGCGCTTCCATACGGTGCTTGCCTCGCCCTGAGGTAAACCCATAAGCGTAGTCAGACAAAAGCTCTGGTTTCTCATTGGTGATCTCATCTATGGTGAACGCAATGCTGTTCATCATGCCAAGCAAGTGCATCTTGGAAGCGTACGTGTCGTCTTGTTTCAGCAGTAGGGTATCAGGGTTGCCAAAGATAGAGTTGACCACCATTTGCGCCGTTGATTTGCCAGAACCCGACCCGTTATGTTTAAGGTGAACTAAAGCGCCTTTTACGTTTTGCTTGGGGCCAATGAACTTTAGCAAGGGTGAACCAAAGCCCAAGAACAACGCCAGTGCATGCGTCTCAAGTCCGGGCCGGTTGTAGAAGTTAGCGATCTTGCTCCACTCTTCCAACGTGCCGGTTGGTTTAAACTGCTCGGCCAGTTCCCGTGTGCCGCTTGAGGGCGGTGCTAGTTTAGTACCGGCTGCGGTGTATTCCAACTCACCTACGACAAAGCCTAGCCCGTCAGGTGTCCACCCCATTTGACTGCGTGTTTTGTTCGCAGCGTACTGCGACTGCAGTTTGCGTAGTGTCGAAGCAAAGTAAGCCATGATTGCATCCAAGTGTTTTCCGTAAGCGACTACACCGTTTTTAATCAGCAAGTCGCGCATTTTATCTTTGGTGAACAACGTAGTTACCGGAGCGTAGAACCTACGGATACCGTCTTGCTTCATGTGCAAGTTCAGACCCACCATCTCGCCTTCACCATTACCGTACTTGTCCGAGTCAAAGAATCTCTCTGTTAGGTATAGGTCGTATGGGTAGATTTCAACGTCCTTCTCCTCGCCATCGGGCGTACGTTCTTTCTTGTACACGCCGCCGTTAGCGCCCCGAAAGTATGGATAGGGGTACGCCGGTATCGACATGGTAAGTGCCGGTGCCGTCTCGTCCTTGGGTGTCTCGATGATGTACTGGTCATCCTCAACAACTGCTTGTTCTACAAACTTACCCAACAGAATTGGCGTAGAAATCTTCTGCGGGCAACCCTCGCACAAAGATGGGTTATTGTCACGATACCACTCGCATGTATACGGACCTTTGGTCTCAGCGGCTTTAGCTTCGGTAGCCTCTGCCGAGTACTCGGGATGCCGTTTGGACAGCGTGTGGATAGCCGTAGGGCCATCCTCGCAACGCACAGCGATAGACAACGCACCCCGCCACAACGGTTCTTCTAGCGTATCTGCGTTCTCAATGGCGTGTTTAATCTGCGCACAGCCGTTACTGTTAATACTACGGATAGCTATACGCTTAAACGAACACTTGGGGTAGTCGCCACCACCGCCAATATCTTTTGAGGTCTCGTCCATGCCAAATTGTTTGGCAGCACTCAAGTCCATCGCAGGGGCGGGTAACGGTTCAATAAACTCAGCAAGGGACACAGGCGTACCCATTGCAATAATCTGTACAGGTCTCGATGTTTCGTTTTTAAAGTTATGGGTGCCGGGTATGCGTAAGATGCGAGCCGCATCCGCAGTCACCGCAGGGTCAGCAAATAGTTTCTTTTGAGCGCACAAACGCTTCAGTGATTTTGCGTGTCGTACCCACTCGGATACAGGCACGTCTTCGGTCAAAGGCCAATAGACATGGAGACCACCACCTGAGTTAACAAGCGTCGGACTCGGGAGCTTTGTGTCAGCAACAAATATGGATAGTGCTTGGGCAGCAGCAGCTTGGTCAGCGTATGGCTTACCTGTACCGCAGTCTAAATCTAAAAAGAACGACCGTAGAAAGATGGCATTGTCCACCTTACGACCTGAGTCATCTTCAAATGTGGCAAGCGCAAAATACGCATCCACGCCTTGAGAATCCATACCTGAGCCGACTGCCTCCACGTCTTCAATCGTCGCTTGGAACGATTGCTTGACAGCGTTTGACCGAATACCAACAGTGCAATACATGCCCTGCCTAGGTAATACGGAGTTGAGAAAGTCAGTCACAGAACCTCACTGGGTTGAGGAAAAAATAGGGGTGACAGTACTACCTGCCACCCCACGAGGGTTACTTACGTTTTGAAAGACGTGCAATAACTTTAGGCATTGCTGCCTGATAACGAGCGCGTGGCACCGATCTACCAGTCAGCCAGTTGTACACACTCGCACGAGTCACGCCAAACATCAGCGCTATCTCGGTAATCGGTGTACCTTTGTTGATACAAACGTCAGCCAACTGCATAACAATCGGCCTCTGGTCTGCATCTTCAACTTTCTGAATGAAAAGGGTGTCATGCCCCCGTGGTCTATTACGCATCTTCGTCAGTAGCCCAGTCGCTCAAAATGTCAGATACGTTCTTTGCTGCTGCAGGCGTCTCAGGCTTTGCTTTGGCGGGGGTACGTTTCACTGGCTCAGCCACGGCTTCCGCTTTCTCGACGGCAGCAGGGGCTTCCTTGAACGACTGTGGTAACGCAGGCATGCCTTCGGCCTTAGATGGAACCATCTTTAACTCAATAGCTTGACGAGCGTCTTCGGTTTGGCTCTGTGCTTTACCCAGTTCCCACTCTTCTTTTGACAAGGGGCGTACAGCACGAAACTTCAACACAGGCACTGCTTCGGCTGTGTCAAAGCGAGCTTCGGTCACGATGCCTGTAATCGGAATACCGTGTCCTGACAAGAACTTACCAAACGCTTGCAGTGGCATCTTCTCGCCTTCAGCACGACCGAAGTATGACTTGGCAGGGACTGACAAACGGTAGATGTTGCCACCAATGTCGTTCTCTAAAGCTACAGCCAAACGCTTGCTGTAACGGCAGGCACGAGCCTTACCATCGCCAGAGCCTTCGATGTTCTGAGGGCAGCTAGCGCAGGTCTTGCTTTGCGGGTTTGCTACTTCTTCATTGGGCACTACGCCTTCAGCAGACCAGCAGGCAGGTTTAATGTCCTTGCCTTCTTCGTATTTGTCTGCATAGAACGTGCGGGTCACACCCTTGCCGGATGCAATTACCACGAAGTTCATGGCGCGTTCTTCGTTCTTGGCAACTTCTTCGCCGCCTACGACCATGCGCCACACACCGCCCTTAATAGAGATTTGCTTACCGCCAGAGCTACCTGCAATGTCACGGGTAGTAGCGTCAGAAGCCTCACGTAAATAGTCAGGGATAACGGAACCGGATTTGAAAAGTGTCATGTTACTCATTTTGATTTCCTATTGGGAAGTTACTTGGATGAACGGCGAACCGTGATCGAGTATTTCGACTCGATATTCACACCTGCAGGCATGCTGTCTGGATTCTCTTTGACGAACTGTGCAAAGTTACCTTGCGCAATACGACGTTCGAGTAAGTCAGGGGCATCATGCTCACGGATGAATTTGTACATACTGTCCCAGTCACTGGTCCAGTAGCGTGTTTTGACGGCTCGTGTAAACGAGCCATGTTGTGTTTTGCCACCGTCTTGTCCGGTAGTCTTGCATATTTCTAGAAGTTCATGCTCGACGGCATCAAGTTGAACATCAAGGTCAGCTATCTCAGCTTCCATCTGCCTCTTCTTTATTTCTTTAGCGTCACGTATTTTGATATACACATTGACTAACTGGCTTGCATCCATAGGATTCCTTTGATTTGCGTTGAACTAAATTGAAATTATACACTGTCAAATTTACATGTCAAGCTCTTGTTTGTATAAATCTACTAAACTTTGATGTAAATCTATTTTATTTTGCAGCATGGTGTACACGCGCCGCTCGACAGGGCTACCTTGTAAGTGTGTAACCGTAACGTGATTTACCTGTCCTGCACGGTGCGCTCGTGAGTTAGCTTGCAAATAGATTTCTGTAGACGCTACTGGACCCCACCACACAACTTGGTCGGCACGAGTCAGCGTGATACCGTGTGCAGTGGCTTGCGGTACTAGCAGGAGTATGCGTGGGTCGTCCTCGGTTTGGAACTGTTTGATGATGTCTGCTCGGCGTGTAGAAGCAACGCCGCCATGAATTGTCTGCACTGTGTATCCTTCTTTGAGTAAAGTATTCTCAACCATCTGAAGCGTGTGCCGGTATGGGATAAACACCAATACTTTATGGTCAGTTTGCTCAATCACATTCAGTAACTCAGTCATGCGATTGGATACGTCAAACTCAACAACGCCTCCGTCATCGGTATAAACCGCACCTTGCGCAACTTGCAAAAGTTTGTTAAGCATTGCTGCCGCATTTACCGCTGTGATTTCTGAGCCTGCTGCGATAGTCATCATTTGTTTTTTAAGTGCGTCGTAGTATTTGGTCTGCTGAGCCGTCAAGGGAACTTCACGAGTTGAATACAACAAGTCAGGCAAGTCCAAGCACTCAAGCTTTGTGTATCTAATGGCAGGTTGCAATACTTGGTGAACGATCTGTTGTGCGTCTTGTCTTGGCACCCACTTATATTGTGTAAGCTTGAGCATTACCTTGTCACGGAACGCACCAAAGAATCTAGGCACGGCATCAGGTGCCACAAGCTTAGCCAGACCATAGGCATCTAGCGGTGACTGCGACGCAGGCGTACCTGTCATCATCCACAGGCGTGTAGTAGGTTTAATCAAGGTTGCTAGGCACTTCCACCTATCGGTAGTCACGCTCTTAACTGCGTTAGCCTCGTCCACAATGATGAGGTCAAACTCACCGGCTTCTAACTCTTTGTTGACTACCTTCACACCATCAAAGTTAATGATTACAAATTCGTAATCCCCTTGGATAACCTTCTGTCTTTGTGTGCGTGACCCCTGTGCAATAGCCACTGTGCGGTGCATGACTGTCTTAAATAAATCAGATCGCCACGCGGTGTCCATGATGGACACTGGGCACACAACAAGCACACGCTTAACCCTGCCCTGACTCATTAGATAATCAGCCGCCCACGCCGCCGCACTGGTCTTGCCTGTGCCTGCTTCGTTGAACACAAAGCAGCGTGGATGGAGTGTGAGGAATTCTGCAGTGGTACGCTGATGGTCAAAGGGCGTAAACATTCCGGGCCACTGATAGCGTCCCAAAATGGGACTAGGTACATCTCGTATACCTAGATTGCGTAACAGTTGCACTTCGTCAAAACCCCAGTTAACAATAACTTGGTCAACGTCTCCGTTGTTCTCAAGCACCTTGCTTTTAGGAATGATAGAAGTGATTTGATTTGCCTTGCGTGTATTAAACACCAATGCTTTGTTGTCAATGATTTGCATAATAAATTTAAATAGAAGTGACAAAAATAGCCCAGTAGCACTGCTACTGGGCAAACCCATTACGGGGAGGAGAAACCAACGAAACAACTTAGCAACTGCAGCCACTAAGTGGTTTTATCTTACATTACTTTTTACGCTCTCGCTTAGAAACTTGTGACTTTAGCGCACCATTTTTAGTGCGGGAGAAGCTAGTGTTTTCTGATTGCGGTGCAGCACGAAGATTGCCTAAGTTTGATTTGCCGCCTTTAGACATAGCCTTCTTGTGATCTACGTCTACATCGTCAGGCAAAGTGCCATTAGCTTTCTCGTATGCCCGTCGTGCTTTGTGCCTCTCGGACTGAGCGGCTAGTTGTTTTGGTGTGCCCTGATAGTTTTTATACTCAGCGGCATAATTGCGTTTAGTGGCCATTATGATTCTCACAAGTAGTAACTGGGCAGAACTTACACAGCGCAGAGCTTTTGGGATTCCATACCCCATGCACCACCGCCGTTTCGATTGCACTAGCCCTGCCAGCCCATTTAGACAGGATTTCAGGCAATTGACTCCGAGTGTACTCAGACTTAATTACATCGCCAACTACAACAAACAACAGTGCCCCCTTAACGGTATTTACGTCGGGATGGTGAATCATCACCATAGCTGCCATTAGTTCTAATTGAGCGCTGTCTGCGTAACGACTTGACTTGCCGGTCTTATAGTCGGCTACCCTTGCAACGCCATTGTCGTGGTTGATTGCAAGATAGTCTGGGATGCCTCGGAACCATACGTCTTTGTCAAAGAATCCACAGGGGGTAAAATTTGCTCGGATGCCAAGTTTTTCTTCGCAACGGATGTCGCCTTTGAAGCTGGCGAGGGGTTCCACAAATGGTTTGTAATGCGCATAACTTGCCGGAAGTGGTGTTTTATCACGGATGTGTTCCTCAAATGCTTTGTGTACAGCAGTGCCGTACATGGTTGCTTCAGTGTCTTTAGATTTAAACTTTTTTAGTATCTTGACTTCGTGGTATCTGCGTGGACAACCTTCGTAGTCTTTGATGCCTGAGTATGAATGGGTTAGCGTCATGGAAAAAACCGAGTTTGTTTTTGCAAGCCCTAGTGTACCAATCAACAGTCCCCATAGGAAGCCCCTACGCCTGATTCGCAGGCTAGCGGTAAAGTTTGTGCCCACTTTGGTCTCCATGACATACACTCCTCAACGTATTGTTTTGCTTCATCTTTTTCCTCAATTGGTGCGATACAAGCCACGGCATCATGGACTGTCAACACCACCTTATACTTCTTGCCGATTTTGAGCATCTGCTCCGCAACGACCTGCCTTGCTACGGCTTGGCACACGTTCTCGACTACTTTCCCGCCGTAGATATACACGGGTATTCCCTTAGAAAAGTATCGCCATTGGTCTTTCTTGGTTGTCTCATCCATAACTTTGGCTAAGTCAGGATACTGGATAAACAAGCCACTAGGTAGGGTTAACCCCTTGCCCGGAACTGCTCTGATTAGCCCCTGCTCGTCTACCTGCATCCCGTTGCCAGTACGCAACGCAATCAGCGCCTCGTCTGCCCTGCGCCACAGTTCGGGTATCTTGTAGTATGCCCTTCTGTACGAGTCAATAAAAAGCTTTGCATCGTCAAACGTTACGTCTACACCGGCTTGTGCCTTAAGAAACAGCTTTAGCTTCTGATGCCCAACACCATACCCCGCACCAAGAATCACAACCTTGCCCACCTGCCTTTGCTGTCTGTCAATCTCACCAACAGGTATTTTGTATATCTTGCTTGCCATTAGCTTGTACACGTCTTGTGACTTTGAGAACGCTTCTATCAAGTCATGTTGACCCGCAAGCCAAGCCAAGGTACGTGCCTCAATCTGCGCTGAGTCGCAGTCAATCACAACGTAACCCTTGGGCGCTTTGATAGCCTTCTTGATCTTGCCTGCGTTGTCACCGCGTGATGGTAGGTTCTGCAAGTTTACAGAGTCTTGACCAGACCAACGACCAGAGTGTGCCCCGTAGTAACGTAGAGGTACAGGAAACCTGCCTCGATTAGACATACCAATAAAGCGCTCAGTGCGAGTCTCTTCAATTGTCGTCTTGTTTCCAAGGCGGGCAGCGACAAGGATTTGGATTCGTTCATCAGGATGCTCCTCTAATAATTTAAACTCTTCATCGGTTTTGGCAAATGCCCACGCTACCTTACCAGTGCGCAGGCTTACCTTTGTGGGCGGTACAACACCGTAGTTCTCCAGTACCTTAGAGAACTTGTCATTAGACATTAGTAGCTTCTTGATGCCTGCCATGCCCTCACTAAAGATAGCGTGCACGTACTCGGGATCAGCGTCTTTTAGCATGAAGTCCCGCACAGATTCCATTAGCGTTTCTTTGGCATCCCTCACGGCTTCCAAGTGGTCAACCAGTAGCTTCTTGTCCAACTCAAGCACAGGCTCAATGAACATGCGCAGAGTCATGTCAATCAGTTTCAGTTCTTGCTTAGGGAAATCCATCGCCATGTACGCATTGAATAGCTTGTACGTTAACTCTACGTCATTAACGCAGTACTCAGCGTAGCGTGCCAACTCTTGCTCCGAAAAATCAGCGTAGTGTTTGCCCTTGGCTTGTAACACCTCATCGCCCTTGGCTCCGATACCCATGCGTTCAGCTTGCTTGGCTAAGCCATGCGCCTTCTCATGCGGAAACAAAGCCCGTGACATACCAAGCGTGTCCAACCAAGCCAGTGGCTTTACGCCATACAGCCAGTCAAGTACCGCACCATCAAACGCAGTGTTCTGTGCAACGACCATCGCACCAGACCAGTCGAACTCTTTCAGTATCCGCTCCACTTGCGGTTTGGGATACCAAACAGTTTGCCCATCGTCCACCTTGATCGCAATGCCAATCATCTCAAACTGAGATGACCGCACATACTCCTCGGTAGGAATCTTGGTCAGGGAATACTCAGTCGAGTAGAAGCACTCAAGGTCTAGGGTTACGATTTTTGGCATAAACTTTTTCTTCATCTTTGATTATCTGCACCTGCGCACCCATTGCTCGTGGGTCAGACCAACCTTGCATTAATTTCCTACCATCTAAGCCGCGTCTTTCACCAGACTTAACTTCCGGTATGTCCTGCGGAGACAGCAAGTCGTGAAACACCTGAGCCTCAAACCTTGCACGTCGAGCTTCTTTGTACGCCTCAATCAACGCTGCTTTTTCTTCCGGTTCTAAGAACCACAAGCGATGTATTTGTCCGTCTTGATTTTCTGTCAGCAGGTTGTCAAGCTTATCTAAAATGGTACTAAACCTTGGTATGCGCCCACGGCTATCAGCATCCCCAAAGAAATCCTCGGGGTTGGTCTTGAGTCGTTCAATAATTACTTGTACTGATTGCATCATTTTTAAATCATCCTATCTAATGTGGCTTCGAGGGTACCTCGTTTAATTTCATCTTCATTGATGACTAACACCCTGCCCCCTGCGGTCAGGATGGCATCTAGGTTTTTGTATTGCAATGCAGTGGGCACCCCCTTGCCTGCCTTGGCTTCGATGCCCAAGAACTCACCGCCTAAACATACTAAGAAGTCAGGCACACCACTGTTGCCGTAGCCAGTGCCAATAGGCATGGCGTAGTACGCTCCATAAGCTTTCAAGATCGCTTTGATCTTGGCTTTAACTTTAGATTCGGGTGTTGCTGCCATGTAGATTGGTACTCATAACTTGGTTGTAATCGAACCCCTCGTCGAGGCATTCACTAAGTAACACATCTTCAGTCCCGTGTTTAACAACGTTGTTGTTGTATGTGTACACACTACGTGGGACACGTATCAGTCCGGCTACAAAGTCTTTGCCTAACCGCGTGGTACGCCAAATGCCTGAGAACTTGGACTTGTGTGAATCGTCCTTGCTCTTGCGCTCCACAAGGTTCCACCAGTGCAACGTAGCCAGTTGGTTAGACCGCACCAACCATTGAGGTCCAGTTATAGGAACATTTACCCAACCGTCCTCATCGCCAGTTTGATGATGCAGCCACAACAATCCTTGGGCCATTGTTTTGTTAATGTTGCGGATGTATATCTTTCCCCATCGGTCACATACAGGGCAGTGCCCACCGTCACCGGCAATCGTGCGACCCCAAGCGTCTCGCAATATCATGTTATTTTCCATAGTCGGCTACCTCAATAAGTTTGGTTAAGTAATGCTGTGCTTTTTTAAGGTCGTCGATGCCGCCTTTGTCTTTCCAACGAGACACATACTTCACCACGTTACCTTCAAGATACCCAAGGTCGTTGGCAATGATGTAGTCCCACGGTTGTACCGCTTTCTTTTTGTAGTGGTCGCCTGCAATTTGCATCTCGTTTGCTGATTCAATCATTTAGTTTTTTCCTGTAGTAGTGCGTCATAGTACTGCTTGGGCATCGGGGCTTTCTTGTTGAGGGTACACCTCAACCATTCGGCACCACCAAGTTGATTAAAAATAATCCACTGCCGGTCAGACATTCGTACCTGTCTTCCTATTAGTGGCTCGGGCGGTTTGAGGCGTGGCATCTTTTAGTGACCTTTCGTGTTTGTTTGGTTGTCGTGCTTTTGTGTAAGTACCAAATTGTTTGTAATCTATACCCTCTATACTTTCAATTGTCCCGTTACTTTTGGCACGAAAGCGTACATCTCTCATAAAGATGCTAGGGCGATCTACTAAGCGCAACTCATCCCAAGGGTTAAGTACACGTGGGGGGTTGCCGCCCTTCAGAACAAAACATTCTCTGAGAGGGTCATAGCGAACAAGGTCAAGTACTTTCATTGCAGTATCCCCAACTGGCGTAGCGCAACCTTCAAACCCTCAACACCACCAACACGTTGATCGTTAATAAAAATTTGAGGCATCTGACGAGCATCAGGAAACTCTTTGGTAAAGTTAGCCATGCGGTCACCCACCGTAATGTCAACATCGGCATACTTTAAGTTTGCAGCTTCCAGTATGCGTTTAGCCGACACGCAGTTAGGGCAGTTATTCCTTGTGTAAATTGTGATGTGTAGGTCTTTCATCTCGGTGCATCCTCATGGTTGTCAGGATTGAACTTAGGGACTCGGTTACCCTTGTCCTTTGGATTTGGGAATGAGGGGAACGGCCACACATTACTTTCCTCGTGTTCTGTTAACACGCCCCTTACTAGCAATGGTGTTGGTTGATTTGTGTCTCCACTTAGCATTCTTTTTACTTGACTCATCGGGTGTTGTGTCCGTGTTAACTTTAGGTAAAGATGCCATTAGCTTAAGTAAGCTATCTACTTCTGTTTCTTTGCGTTGCGTTTTCATTCCCCAAGCTCCTCAAAGATGTCGTTGAGTACAGTTTTAATTTGGCTGACCATCTCAGCTTTTGTATAAGGTGCGGACATAACCATCTTGATACTCGCCAACGCCTTATACATAGCCTGCCCCTTCAATGCAAACAGTAACGCATCCTCATCGTCGGGGTAGTTAAACTCCAGTATGGCTTTTGATTTCATTTACCCAAGCCACCAAAGTACAAGTGCAAGCGACGATACAACTCATGTGCATCATTAAGGCTAACGGTATCCATGATGGCGTCGATGCTTGTGCGAATGTCGGGTTGATGGTCAAACGCCTCCGCCATTGGCTCATTAACCAAAGCAGCTAAACCTTTGGCTTCTTGCTTAGAAGTTATAACCTTATAACTTTTGGCTTTCTTTACCTTAGCTTCTCGCTTAGCCATTATCTTGGCAGACTTGATGGGTGTGTACTCTTTACCATTGGGGCGTAGCAAACCGTCGCTATCCTTGTAGATATGCCCTTGGCGTAGCATCTGCCCAATCAATGAGGACACAGATGACTTCTTATGCCCTTGCTGCACAAGGATTCGGATTGCATCGTTTCGAGCGCAACCGGAGTTGTCTCGCACAAAGTTAAATGTTGCTTGCGTTACGTTGTTTGTAGGTTTAAACACGGTTGTTTCCTTAGTTGTTTCCTTAGTTGTTTCAGTTGTTTCAGGTTGTTCCCAAGCTTGCAATATCTTTTGCATTTCTGTTTTTAAATCAGGCATTGTCATCCTCAAATAGGTTAAGTTGTTTAGGGTCAGGCATGGTGCGTGATAAATCCTCCATGTCACGCAACCGCATCTCCAACCTTTCAGATAAGACTTTGATTAAACCCGTATGCCCATCGGCATAACGGATTAGTTCCTCATCGGTCAAGTTGTCATAGTTCATCGAAGCTCCATAAAGTTAATAAGCTTGTTGTCATCGTCGGTAGTGAACCATACGATGTTGTCGGGCGGGGGCACGTTAACCTTCTTAAGATGCCCACCTACCGTTGCGACTGCCCTGATTCTCTCTAGCCAATCAGGTAAGTCTGTCACTAGCCCACGAGACGCTTCCTCATGTCCATCACGCCACCGCTTGAGTGTGTAGTCACCTTCACGCTCTTCGTATCTGCATTCGTACATAGGATTGTCTTTGTGGTATCCAAGTTTATGTTCTAGCATTCGAAGGGCGTCTGACTTAGCTCGCCCATGTCTGTCTGCTACTTCCATAATCTCAGTTACCATCGCCTTCACTTTCCCCATCATGTATCCCCCAATCAAAAGCGCCAAGGATTTCATCCACCTTGATCTTGGTTAAAGCACGAGTGCTATCTTCTTCACGCAATTCTTTAGGTGTTATGCCAGACAATACCTCTTCAAGCTTACGTGAAGCTTTCGTCAACGCAGGGTCGTTAGTAATATTCATAACTTGCAACAACTCACACAAGTCAACGGCATTGGTCACCGTTGTGTCGTGGAACGTACGCTTTTTGCCGTCCACGTCAACAGTCAAGCGATCACTCAACTTACTGATAGCGTTATACAAACGAGTCCATGAGTCTTGGTTCGCTGCCTTCAACTTGGCATCAAGTTTCTCTTCGTATTGTGCGATCAGGTTGCGTTGTACCTCGCTCTCAATGTCTAACCTAAAGTCACCGCCAGTAGGCAAGGGAGTGAACGATGCCTCCATGCGGAAACGCTGAGCCACTTTGCCCCTGCTTGGGTACTCGCCACGGTCAAACAATGTGCCAAGTTGGAACGCTGCCCCTGCTACGAGTGTCTCGTACTTGTCTAAGAACGCATCGACCAAGCGATGGAACTCGGTGTTGTGTCTACCCATAGTCTTTTGATACTCAAGCAGTGCCGCAGTGGGCAACAGTCTTGCACCTTGGTCATTCCAAGGAAGCGTCAAGCGATAGTGCTCGGCTCGGGCACGGGCTTGAAACTTGGTGATAGCTTCTAACTCTTTGCACTCAGCGAACAAGTTCTTGTACACCGATGCCGCCTTCTTGGAGCCTGACCCTTTGGCGATGGTGACCTCGGCTTGCGTACTCTTGTCTTGCTTGCGACCCGAGTAGACTGCGATGTTTAAGTCCACCATCATGGCAGACCTAGCTACGCCTGCAATAGGCTTTTCTGTTTCAATTGTGTAGTAGTTCATGGTTTCTCCAAAAGTTATAAGGTTATAAGTTTTACCGTTTGATGATGACTGTTTCGTCTAGCTTTGCAGCCAGTTTGATTGTGTCGATGTAGTCTTGGTTCACTGGTGCCACAGTGAATAGCTCGTGTGTTACGACTGGCTTGATAGCCGGTACGTATGCGTTCTGATACCCTTGCGAGCCTAGGTTGTTGCCCACATGAGTCTCAGTTAGGTGTTCGGCATAAGACAAAGTATCGGTAAGGATTTCAAGTTGCCCTGCATCTAATAAAACGTGATGCCCGTTGATGGTTAGTTTAAATTTCATAAGTTCACTTGTATGGTTCGTGATACATACATGTAGCCTTGAGCATCGCCTGTGCTATCCTCTTCAACGTCATCGTCTTCCTCGCCAAGACGAATGAACTCGTACTCATACTCAAGCTCATGCACATCCGCTAAAAACTTGGGAAACATGTCTACCTCGGGGTACGATTCGTACCACTTGACTGAGTTAGCATTGAACACCAATATGCGATGCTTGTCGTCCCAACTAAAAGACTCGTTGCCCCATGAATCAAGCACATGTTTAAATGTGGTGTTCATTAAAAGTTTAAGCTTGTCGTACTCTATCAAGCTATGCTCACTACTCACCGGATAGATGAGCGCTTTTACATCTGATCTATATCCCATGGTTTTCTCCAAAAGTTATAAGGTTATAAGTTTTCAAACTTCGACACGAATCGTCGTACCAAATGGTGCAACCATATCGGTTGTGATAGCCCACAAGGTAGGCACATTGGTGTTACCCCAATCACCTACATAGCCGTCGGTAAACTGCACAATAGCTTGTGGGTTGATGTGGTTTTCACGCAAGTATTCAAACAACACAGAACCATCTGTACCACCACCGCCCTTGGGTTTCATGTCGGCTACGGCAAACTGACCATCCTCGAATGTCTGATGCCCTGCTACCTGAGTGTCCCAATAGATAACATGCGTCTTGGTTGGCTTGACCTCTTCAATGATGGTCTTGATGTTGGAAACGAACGCAGTCATCTCATCGCCACCGAAACATGAACCCGACGTGTCGAACCCGATGACCAACTCAGTCATAGTAGTTCCCACCATAGAAGGCATGTAAACGTCGTAGCTCAAGAATCTACGATTAGGTTTACGCCATGATGACTCGTCACGACCTGCGCATGTCTCGGTGATGAAGTCACGCAAGACTTTCTTCCAGTCAATCTTGGGTTGCAACAAGTCACCGAACGCACCATCTGCATCGCCTGCACCCTTGCCCTGCATCTTGCGACGCACGATCTCGCCCTGACGAATGGCTCGTTGTATCTCATTGCCACGCTCGGCATCCTTGGCAGGGTCACCGCTTGTTGCATTAGCCCAGTCATGCTCATCGAACCCTTGCTCACCACCTTCGCCACCGCCACCACCCCCGCCTTCCTCTTGCTCTTGCTTGAGGTCTTCGAAGATTTGCTTGACCGACCATCCACGATATTTAGCATCAGGTTGCACACCTAACTCGGGCATCTTGATGAACCCCTCACCATCATCCATATCCACTAAGGATAAGTTAACGAAGTGATCTGCTGCGATGTTAGCCAACTGAGCATCCTCGTCGTGCAATGCAGACCATACTTGCAAGTGACGATACGCTTTGTGCTGACCCTCATGCAAGATGAGGAAGCGCAACTCGGGGTCGGTCTTCATGTGTTCTTCGATGAAGGCAGGGTTGTAGATAACATCCCAACCGTTAGTAGCTGCAGTAGGTACATCGTCATTGACATGCACCTTGCCACACGCAAGGATACCGCTATACACACAGAACTTTTTGTGTTGCATGATAGCGATGTGCGCTTTCTTGATTCGATCTTGTACGTTCATGGTTTTCTCCGAAAGTTATAAGGTTATAAGTTTTAAAAGCTGTGAGTTAATGGGATGAGCATCTCGGTGTTCTCATCTAGTAGCGTTGCTATGCGCTCGGCTAATGCCACCTCTTCGGGTGTTCGTTGTGTAAGGAAAGCAGTGACTAACTGTTCTCGTAGTGCTTTGTTGCGGACGACCATTGAGTAGTGCGGATTTGCGCTCATATCGTCAAGGCGTTGAATGTTTGTATCAAACCTATCATCCATGTTTTTTACAAACTCTTCGTATGTGATCTTGTAGTAATTCTTTTTCTCTTCCTCGAAGTGCATCTTAGTCAATGCGCAGTCAGCTTCAAGCAAGCCAATAATTTCAAGGCGTAGCTCGGGGTTAATACTTCGTGGTGACCGAAAAGATAGGTAGTGTCCATGCGCAGGCTCAGCGTAAATCACAGGTTCTTCACCCGCTATCTTAAAGATGAGACTGCGCACATCTTTAGTCTTGCTTGACCACCCACCGCCGTGCCTGCCTGACGCAATGCTTCTACGCACCATGTTGCGTAGCGTCTTAGTCAAACGATTAGGGTTAAAAGTAGCCACGGTGAGGACACCGGGGGACTGCAGTTGTCTTGCTAATGCGTACATGTTGCTCATGATGGTTTCCTTGGTTTGTTTAAGAGTCCTGTTTGTAAATTCCATGCGTCCTTGGACTGCACGTAGTTTTGTAGTGGGCGTTGGTATGCCTTGCTGATTCGATTGGGATGCCAATCTTTTTTAACAACGACAATGGTCTGCCCGTTAGCGGTTCGTTCTACGATAAGCATTACGGTCTCCAGTAGTAAAGGTCGAGGGCTAGCACAATGATTGCTAGGACTAAGATAAAACGCTCGAAGCGTTCCCAAGGCGTAAACATAAAGTTATAACCTTATAGGTTTAGAAGAACTTACCAAGCTTTGCTGCTTGGGTTGTGAACTTACGGCTACCGCATGCCATGCCTACCTTGGCTTTGTTGGATGCCAACGAGGTAATGAATAACGCATGTGCCTCGAACGATTCGTTAGCCATACGATCTGCGTAGTCCATCACTGCGTCGATAGTCTTAGCATCGACACGACCCGCCAACATAAAGGCGAGAATGAACAACGCACCGGCACTTGTTGGAACCTTGGCTTTGTATGGTTCTCTCACAATGTTCTCGTACAAAGGCAACTGATCTGCCAAGTGAATGAGTGCATCCATATCCCTAGCTGCTGCTTCACCCACAGTACCCGCCAATGCAGGCAACAAGGCATCGCCCAACACATGACGCATTTTGATAATGTTAGATGCTTTCTCAAGTGAACGAGGCGAGCAGTATGCCTTCACGTTGCCCGTCAATGGGTTGAAGATGTAGGGGTTTTTAGCCTTGGGGTCGAGGTCTACATAACAGTCGAATATCTGTGGGTACTGCTTGGCAAATGCCATAACTTCGGGGGCAATGTTGTTGTCCGATGCCCACTCAAGCCACTGCTCTACAGTTGGGTTGGCTAGGTTTACCACAGTCATGCGGTTGTAGGCATGGGCAGGGATGTTGTCACCCACGCCATCTGTATCTAGGTTGGTCGTTGCAAATACAATCGAGCCGGTCGGTAGAAGTACATCACCTACACGATGCTCAAGGATAGTCGGCAACAACATGTTCATCACTGGTCGCAGTGACTTACCCAACTCGTCGAGCATTAGCGCAACAGGGCGGGTTTGATTTCGACCGATACCGAAACGCACATTGGGTGCATACGATGTGGTCATGTTCTCTCGGTCAATGACAGGCATAGCCAAGTCACCGAGGTCTAGGTTTGCACAGTCGATGTAGCACATCTGATAGTCAGGTAGCTCTCTACCTAGTGTCGCTAGGATGGACGACTTGCCCACCCCCGGTTGACCACGCAGTAGGACTGTGTTTGTTGTACCCACATTACGGATAAGGGTCGTTGCTTGTTTGAGATTTAAAGACAGGTTCATTTTGATTTCCTTTGATTGAAAGTTATAAGGTTATAAGTTTACTTAAGTTGGCTTACGCCACGTTTACAAGACAAAGGTCTCAGAGCGAGACACAATGTACATGTTCTTTTTGCATTGAGCCATGATGGTTGCCCAACATGCTTTTGCATTTGATTTCTCTACGTATGTGTACTGCGGGTATGCGTACTGACGTTCGAATTTACTGCGAGCGATAATCACTTTCCATGTATCGGCTCGGTTGGTATCGGAGAGGGCGTCGGGTAGTCTTACGCCAAACATGCCGTAGTTATCTTTTTCCATATCATCGGGAGTAGCTACGGCATACAGTAACTTAAACGCATCGGTGAACCCTGACTCTTGCAAGTCATTGGCTAGTGCTTTGGTCGCTGCTCTATCAACCCGCTTTTGCTCGAACGCTTGAAGTGGCGTGATGACTTCGCCTTGGGCATTGAGAGTGATGCCGTCATAGTAATAATAAAGTTTAGTGCCGACACGAAGCACAGGTTGCGAATAGCTTAAGATGCTACGCTTACTCATACCCACGCCTACACCCTCAAAGAAACCAAACGCTTCATTGAGGCGGATGATCGTGGTGTTATGTGTGTGCCATCCTCTAGTGTCAATCTTCACATCGCCATTGGGATAGGCAGTCAGTATGTCGGTACTCCACATGCGCACCCGCATTGTGTCGTCGTTACCCTTGACCACACGGAAGTGGCACATGCTACGTTGGTGCGCATTAGCAGGGGCATCGCCCTTGTTCTTGCCACGCTTATACATGTGACGTGATAAGTGCATTGAAAGTTTTGAGTACATGCTCATTGTGTTTCTCCAAAAGTTATAAGGTTATAAGTTTTACCTGCCACCCTTGTGGCTAGAGTTGAGGTTGAGTAAGAGAGTGCGGTCAGTCACTACGATGTAGTTAGACTTAGGCATTGGCACGATGGTGTGTTTAACCTTGCGTGCTTCGCTTTCACCACATGCCATACATGTGGGTCGTGTCATCTTCGCTCGTTGGGGTTCGACCCTCACGGCATAACAACAAGTGCAGATCGGTAAGTGATAGTTGGTCATGGTGTTCCCTCACAGTTTGTCTAGCGTCTATACGGCTTGCGAACCAACGGCTAAGCCGTTGACATTCGTACCCCTCCATCTCATCTTGAAGTAATCGGGTCATGGTGTTACCTCGGCAAAGTCGTAAAGCTCTGACTCACCTGATGTTTTGTAATACATTTCCCACGCTTTCTCATCGAGTAGCTGACGGGCTTGATCTTCGTTCTCAGCTTCTACTTCCACCTCAACGGCGAAGCTAATAACTACAGTTGCGGTATACGTTTTCATAATTACTCCCACAGATGTTTCATTGCAACTACGGCATCTGCCATAGATTTCTTGGTAGTCATGATGCGCAGGACGTCATTGTCTTTAGCCATTGCAACCATGAGGTTGGTTAGTATTTCCTCGTACTTAGCGATGCGGTCGTACTGTGCCCACGCACTACACACTACGCATCCATCCTCGTGGTCGGGGCAACGCTCACCCCAATGGTCGGTCATTGCTTGTTCGATATAGTTCATTTGGTTGCCCTCTTGGTAAAGTCTTCCTCTTGCAATGGAGGTAGCTTCAATGCTTCCTTCATCATCTTGAACACACGCTTAAAGGACTTCATATCCTCTGAGCCTGTGCATGGCGAGCCGTAGCCCGTTGGTTTGCCTTTCTTGTCGTAGCAAACCTCTTGTAAGCAGTACCAGTCTTCGCCTGCATTCAATGACTTGGTGTTAACGATCCGATAGTTCCACGTAAACATAAGCGTTCTCCAAAAGTTATAAGGTTATAAGTTACTCAATCACCACCACACGACGAACGGGTTCGGCTTCGTCATCTTCGGGTTCGTCTTCGTCATGGATTAGCCTGTCGCATCTGTGGTAGTCAGACATCTGCACCGACCCATTGAATACTTGGGACACCTTGGGGGCTAGCGTTGTGCGCCAGTAGTCACCCGACCCGTGGGCAAGATGCACATCGGCACTTTCGTCAAAGTTTTGCAATAGCTCAATTAGTTCGGACACTTTCATATCATTCTCCAGTTAGGGTTAGGTGTTTAGATAAAGTCAATAGCGTATTCGTTACCAGCTTCGCTTAGCTGCAGTTCACACAACACGACACTCTTGAGTGCCTGCATCATGCGGTAAACATCAAGCGCTTTAAATTGATCAGCGTTCTTGATGAATAGTGTGCCGTATGCGAAGTACGCATTGTCGGCAATGTCAGAGTTAACTTCCTCGATTCGTTTTAGTACAACGGTTTCAAGTCCCATAGGTTTCTCCAAAAGTTATAAGGTTATAGGTTTGGTGTGGTACACACCCAAGAGGGGACAGCATCCCCTCCCAGTTGAATACAACTTGTTGACACGGCTAATGCCGTGAGTAGTGCGTTATTTGATTTGGCTTTTTTACTACGATAGGGTTTGTCGTTCTGGCATATCCTGACCCTTGTCAGTTCCAGTTCCCATGGTTGTCTTAGCGGTAGCATCCCGAGGTGCTACATAAACTCCACTGAGCAGTTTGTATGATTGGCATACAAATACTGCACCCATTTAGGTAGTGTGCGTATGCTTTGCATGTTGCTATCGTTTCGTTGACACTAGCCTATTGAAACTACACCACAACATACTGGGGCTAAACCCAACGTCTATTCACCTAGGAAGAAAAGTAACTTACATCTTTGGCGGTTCAGTATCCTTACTCAACAATAGCCAACTGGCATGGCACTACCTGCCCTTGGGGACTTACAGTAAACTCTCGGAATCAGGGAAACCCAAGTGAATGGGATATGAAACACGCATAAGAGGTGCGGTGGCTATTGAGGCATCGGGATACGACCAACTCTTGTATGAACTGGACACTAATCTGTATGGCTTCTGCAATTGAAGCAGCGACGGCTCGAAGGTATGTGCATCGTATGTGGGAGGAAAGTTATAAGGTTATAACTTTATAAGATACACAAAAACCTAACTAATAAATTGTTAAAGAACTAAACAAGCCGAGGCGTTACTCGACTTGATAAATCAATTATAACAGATTATAGGTATGTTGTCAAGCGTTTTATAATCCATCTACCTCATCCCAATCCTTCAAAATTTCCGCCTTGTGTGCCACGGCTTCGGGGTTTCGCTTGGGGTCGTTCTTCTTTCCCTGTGCGACGATCTGATGCACTCTGATCTCTGAGATGCCGTAGTCTTGGGCGAGTTGTTTTCTTTTGACCCCGAGCATCGCTCTGCGGTATACATCTGCATCTCGTTCCGCCAAAAGTTTCTTCCTTGGTATGGTGGCTTCGACTCGTGGGGCTTTCTCGTCTAATACTTTGATGATGGCTTTTTTGATTGCAGAGTGTTGACTCATGCCATTGGCTACTGCATAACCTTGGGCGATGTTGAGGTGTTTGGTTCCAATCTTGAGCCAGAGTTGTAGTGCTGCAACTGCAGCCCCTTCTAAGCCATCTTCGTGGGTTTGTGCCAGATCGTCTGCAACGCTGAGTGGAAGTTCAATGGTGAGGGAATGGGTTTGGAAGCTTGCGGTGGTGGAGTCAGTCATAGTAAGTCCTTGGGGGTTAAAAGCTTGAGTGTATCAGAAAAGTTATAAGGTTATAAGTTTTTGGTTGGGTATATTATAGATGTTGTTACATTGTAACGAAATGGGGGGTGGTCGTTACAGGGGGTGTGTTACCCTTAGGGAGAATTGAGAATTCAATGAAATCAACAAGTTAGGTGCGGGTTGCTTTAGGGGTTATAGGTGTTTTATAGCTTTGTTACACCGTAACAGGGATTGAAGAGAGCGTGAGTCAAAAACTACCACTATAAACTATAACGACCATGAAACCATGAAAACAAGAGGTTATAGCTATAGCCTGATTTTGACCGTCACAATTCTAAAAAGACCGTTACAATGTAACAATATAATATATTATATATATATCTATCTCTCTCTCTTGGTTTTTGAAACGCTTAGTATTACATTTGCGGGGCTATTTGCAAAAAAACAACGTTACGGGGTTTTGTAACAAATCGGGGGTGTTTTGTTACATTGTAACGCAGGGTAAAATCATAGTAGTGCCGCCCAAAAGTTATAACCTTATAACTTTTGCTGATTTTTGTCCCCTTGGTCGCCCCGAGCCTCTCTCCCTCACTCGCGCACACGCACTCGCGCGCTCGCTCTCCCGCACCGCCTAACTACTATGACGTTTTCCAAACGGACAATGCAAGCGCACGCATGATGCTCATGCTGCAAAAATTTTGGGCAAAAAAAAGCCACCTTGCGGTGGCTAGTGGTAAACCCTAGGGTTTAGAAATACATTGAAAAGAACTTGTCATTGATGTATGCGAGCGCATCTTTTTCATGACGGAATGAGCGTTTTTCCCCATCGGAAAATTCAACCTTCCATCGGTTAACCAATGGATCATTGTAGATTTTCCATGTGATAGTGTCACATTCGGGTTTTGCCTTTGAATAGTGCATGTATTTGTTCATTTTTAAACCCCTAGGGTTTCCCCTAGGGTTTCCGTTGGTTAGATTTTTACTTAACTGATTCGGTGAAATCAGGGATAAACTCGATAATCGCATCAAGCAAAGCGCCCTTCAGCAAGGTTTGATTTAACAGGGTGCATTGGTGTAATGCTTTTTGCAAAGTGGCAATCAAAGCGGGCATATCGGTAACTTCTACTTTTCCAGCTTTAGCAGTAGCTTCAGCTTTAGCGTTTACTTCAGCTTTAGCTTCAGCTTTTTTGTTTGCCAAATCACGAGAAAATGGCACGTTTGTTTCGAACGCTATCCAAAAACATTGTGCATACTGTTGCGCTGAGTTTTTGCTGATATATTCCTTTGATACTAGCGTATCAAATAAGGCTTTAACTTCACCCCTTGCTTCGTTCGTTTTTGAATTGCCCTTCAAATACTCAGCTTTCGTTGTGTTGCAAGCGATGACGTGCGCATCTACCAGTTTTTGAATTTCCTGATTTTGCTTGCTGACACTATCAGCTTCCAGCTTTTCAGCTTTAGCTTTAGCAGTTGCGAACGCACCAATAATTGATGCATGAATTTTCGTGAATTGTGCCATTTTGGTTTTCCCTTGAATAGCGTTGATTTAAATATCGGCTAAACCGAATTGCCTAACCGATAGGTGAAATGTATATTAAGTTATAGGTTTTGTCAACACTTATATAAAGATATAACCTTATTTATTTTTGACCCTGTTTTGACCCCACCGCCCCCCTATGCCCACTTGTGGTGGGTCGGAGTCCCGCCCCGCTTTACGCTGAGCGCAGCATCCTCCAGCACCACAAAATAACCATTCCTATAAAAAACTATACCGCCCACAGCGACCCACCCCCTTTCTACAGAAAAGGCCCCCCGTCAAAAATAAAACACACAAGAAAAAAATTACATATATAATCCGCAAAACTAACGGCTGCTATTCCGCCTATGTACACACCTGTAATTGACTTTGATGTTCCGCTTGCGGACTACTCCCCGACATTCGAGTCGCTGGAGACCCGCGTGGCCGCAGCCATGGCTGCGTTAGTAGACACTAACAATCTGCCACCGCCAAACGAAATATCCGAAACGGACAAGCACAAGGCCCGCGAGGTATTCATTGGAAACGAGTTGGCGTCAGACGAGGACTTGTCCTCTCCCGGCATGGTGGTGTATCTGCAGTCCCTGCTATCTGAATACGATCAAGTGGTCATCAAGTCGGCCCAACAACTGCGAACATACGTAACTAATAAGCTGCTATCTGAAACGGCAAACCCTGATCCACGCATACGGATGAAGTCACTGGAACTGCTGGGTAAGATCAGCGACGTTGGATTGTTTACGGACAAGACAGAAATCACGATGCGCCACCGGCCTACGGAAGAGCTAGAACAACTACTGCGGGAACGCCTGACCAAGGTGCTGGAAGCCGAGGTAGTGGACAACACTAAGCCAACCAAAGTCCAAGTACAGATAGATATTAGCGACGTCGAAGCAATCTGATGCACCAAACCCTGACTCCAGAAATCATTGACCGGATTTCCAAGAAGCTGCCTGCAGATGAGGCGGTGGAGTTACTTGCCATGTTTGCAGAGTTGGATGGCCGAAAGCGCCAGCAGTTAGCCCAAGACGACTTCTTATCGTTTATTGCTGCTATTGATACTAACTATAAGTTTGGCATTCACTTAAAACGGCTGGGTAGCCTGCTGATGGAGGTCGAACAGAACATCAAGAACCGGATTGCGGTGTCAATGGCACCTCGTATGGGTAAATCCCAGATGATTTCTATCTATTATCCGGCTTGGTACTTGGGAAAACACCCCGATCACAAGGTAATTGTGGCCTCACACACTGCAGATTTGGCGGTTGTAATGGCTCGCAAGGTGCGAAATCTCATCAATACGCCCGAATACAAGGCAATTTTCCCCAATACAAGCATTGCAAGCGACGCAAAAGCGGCTGCGCAGTGGAATACGACCAAGGGTGGCGAGTATTTTGCAATTGGTGTGGGTGGTGCGCTGGCCGGACGGGGTGCTCACTTGATTATTGCCGACGATCCGCTGTCTGAGCAGGACATTAAGGGGGGAAACACGACTTCCCTTGACTCGGCGTACGAGTGGTTCAGTGCTGGTCTGCGTACTCGTCTCATGCCAGAGGGGAAAATCTGTGTTTTGCACACAAGGTGGCACCAGCGGGACCTGATTGGGCGGTTAATTAAAGACTCGGCCATGAATGAGGGCGGGGACAGCTACGAAATATTTGAATTCCCTGCCATTTTGAACGAAGGCACGGATAACGAGAAGTCAATCTGGCCAGAGCAGTGGTCAATCGAGTCTTTGCAGCAAACCCGGGCGTCAATGCACCACATCATGTGGCAGTGGTACGCTCAATACCAGCAAAACCCAACAGCAGCCGAGGCTGCGATCATAAAACGGGACTGGATACGCTGGTGGGAGAAAGATGACCCGCCAAAGATTGACTTTATGGTGCAAGCGTTTGATACGGCGCTTACAACCAAGGAACGGTCTGACTTTTCCGTGTGCCATACGTGGGGCGTGTGGGAGAATGACGACGATGGCACGCAGAACGTCATACTGCTGAATAAGGTTAAGGGGAAATACGAGTTTCCTGAGCTAAAAGCCATGGCGCACGAGCAGTACAAGATATGGGAGCCGGACAGTGTGATTGTTGAGGCTAAAGCCAGTGGTCAGCCGCTGATTGACGAGATGCGCAGGTCAGGTATATTTGTGCAGGACTTCAGTCCCGGCAAGGGGCAGGATAAAATTGCTAGGCTTAATGCTGTGGCAGATATGTTTGCATCAGGGCACGTTTGGTTCCCCGAGAATGCGTGGGCTGCGGCCACGGTGGAAGAGATTTTGGCGTTTCCTGCGGGCGAGCATGACGACGAGGTGGACACCATGACACTGGCGTTAATGAGAATTCGCAATGGTGGGCTATTGCGCTTGAGCAGTGACCACGAGGATAATGACCCCTATTACGCGGCCCGTCGGCAGGCGTATTACTAAGGACTTTACATGGCTACTAATATGTTCCCCTCTTTGAACCCAGCACCGCTTGGGTTGGATGCACTGGCCCCTGAGATGGACGAAGGCCCCGGTCTTGAGATTCAGATTGAGAACCCCGAGGGTGTGATTGTCGGCATGGACGGCATTGAGATTGACCTGATGGAAATTGTTGCAGGCGATAAGAGCGACGACTTTGACGCTAACCTTGCCGACGAGATGGACGAGGGCGAGTTACAGAAAGTTGCCAGTGACTTAGTTGAGTTGGTGGACAGTGACATTTCTGGCCGTAAAGAGTGGGTGGAGATGTATGTCAAGGGCTTAGACGTTTTGGGGATGAAATATGAAGAACGAACGGAGCCGTGGCTTGGAGCTTGTGGCGTGTTTTCAACCGTACTCACAGAAGCGGCAGTTAGGTTTCAAAGTGAGACTATTATTGAGACATTCCCTGCTCAAGGACCAGTCAAGACGGAAATCATTGGTGCGATTGATAGGCTTAAAGAGGAAGCTGCTGAGCGCGTCCGGGAGGACATGAATTTCCAGTTGACCGAGGTAATGTCTGAGTACCGCCCCGAGCATGAGAAGATGCTGTATTCCCTTGGTTTGGCTGGCAGTGCGTTCAAGAAAGTTTATTATGACCCCAGCTTGAGTCGCCAGATTGCGGTGTTTATTCCCGCTGAAGACATTATTATTCCTTACGGTGCGTCGAGCTTGAAAACGTCTGATCGTGTAACTCACATCATGCGTAAGACCAAGAACGACATGAAGAAGCTGCAGGTAGCGGGCTTTTATCGTGACGTTGAGTTGGGTGAACCACAAGTCATACATACAGACATTGAGAAGAAAAAAGCGGAAGACCAAGGCTTTACGCTCACAGATGACGACCGCTATCAGATTCTGGAAATCCACGTTGACTACGACTTACCGGGTTACGAGGATGAAGATGAGATTGCACTGCCATACGTGGTGACAATTGATCGCGGCACTAACAAAGTGTTGGCCATCCGCCGCAACTGGAACCCAGACGACAAGCGCAAACTAAAACGCGATCACTTTGTACAGTACACATACATACCCGGGTTTGGTGCTTACGGTCTTGGCTTGATTCACTTGATCGGCGGTTACGCACGCGCGGGTACGTCCATCATGCGTCAGTTGGTTGACGCAGGTACGTTGGCCAATTTGCCCGGTGGTTTGAAAGCTCGTGGCTTGCGCATCAAGGGCGACGATACCCCCATAAACCCCGGTGAGTTTCGTGATGTAGATGTGCCAAGCGGCGCAGTCAAAGACAACATCATGATGTTGCCGTACAAAGAACCGTCACAAGTTCTGCTGTTGCTACTGAATCAGATCACTGACGAGGGCAAACGCCTTGGCTCTATTGCTGATATGAACATCAGCGACATGAGTGCAAATGCTCCGGTGGGTACCACGCTTGCGCTGTTGGAGAGACAACTCAAGACAATGAGCGCGGTGCAAGCTAGGGTTCACTACTCGATGAAGCAAGAGTTTAAACTTTTGCGTGACATCATCCGCGACTACACACCAGATCAGTACGGCTTTGATCCATCAAGCGGCGACCGCATGGCAAAGCAAGAAGATTACGACATGGTGGACGTGATCCCCGTAAGCGACCCCAACAGCGCGACGATGGCGCAGCGCATCATGCAGTACCAAGCAGTGATGCAGTTGGCGCAACAAGCTCCGCAAATTTATGACTTGCCTATATTGCACCGTCAGATGATTGAGGTGCTTGGTGTGAAGAACGCTGAGAAACTTGTACCTACAGATGACGACATGACACCCCGCGATCCTGTCTCGGAAAACATGGCGTTCCTGAATGGCAAACCAACCAAAGCGTTTATTTATCAAGACCACGACGCACACATTGCTGTACATACCTCAATGATGCAAGACCCACTCATCATGGCGCAAGTTGGGCAGAACCCACAAGCCCAAAAGATGATGGCTGAGATTCAAGCTCACCTCTCAGAACATTTGGCGTTTGCTTACCGCAAGAAAGTGGAAGAACAGCTTGGCGTGCCATTGCCACCACCCGACGAACCCCTGCCAGAAGACGCAGAAGTTATGTTGTCACGTTTGGTTGCCCAAGGCGCACAGCAAGTGCTGGCTGCGAGTAAAGGTCAGGCGGCTAATCAGCAAGCTCAGCAGATGCAGCAAGACCCCGTCATGCAGTTGCAGCAAGCCGAACTCCAGATCAAGAAACAAGAGGCTGACACTAAAGCGCTCAAGGTCAAGGGCGACCTCCAGCTTAAAGCCGAGGAGTTGTCACTCAAAGCCCGCGAAAGCGCGGCTAAAACAGGTGAAGACCCACAGATGGCTGCAATGCGTCTACAGCAAGAAATTATGCAGGCGCAAGAGTTACACGGTATGGAGATGGCCGCTAAACAGATGGAGTTGCAACAAGCTCAAGCCCAGCAACAGCAAGCTATGCAGCAGCAGCAAGCTCAGGCTCAGCAGAAGATGGCTCATGGCGGACAGGTGCATAACCAGAAGTTAGAGCATGCCGAGATGGACAGAATCGCAAAGTTATTACAAGGTAATAGGGAGTAATCATGGCCAGTCTGCTTGAGGTGTTAAACAAAAAACTTGACGAACACGTCAAGCAGTTGGTCGATGTTGTCAGTGCTGGTGGTGCGAAATCCCACGAGCACTACAAAGAATTGTGCGGGACTATCCGAGGTCTGCAAACCGCGCAGTATGAACTTGCTGACCTCGTGCGAAAAACTAAGGAATATGAAGATGACTGATTTCGACGTTAGTGCGGTTGATCTGAGTGGGTTGCTAAACACATCCACGGAAGAAAAAGCCAAACAAGTGCCGGACCCCGCGACGTACCATATTTTGTGTATGTTGCCAAAAGCTGAAGAAGAATTTAGTGAGACTGGGATTTTAAAGTCCACCACAGCTATGTACCACGAGGAGCTTCTATCCCCCGTGTTATTTGTCGCAAAGATTGGCCCCGATGCGTTCAAAGACCAAGCCAGATTTCCGTCTGGCCCATCATGCAAAGTTGGTGATTTTATTTTGGTTCGCCCAAACACCGGCACCCGTATGAAAATTCATGGCACCGAATGGCGTTTAATTAACGATGATTCCATACAAGCCGTTGTGCAAGACCCTCGTGGTATCCAGCGTCCCACATAAGGAGTAATCATGGCTGAAATTGAAAAAACAGAATTTGAATTTCCCGATGAAGTTGAAGTCAACGCCCGCAAGGGTGGCAAAGTTGTAGAACCTGAGTCTGACGAACCGGAAATTGAAGTCGTAGACGACACACCTGCCGAAGACCGTGGGCGTAAACCCATGTCTGAGCCGCCCAAAGATGTGACGGACGACGAGTTGTCAAAGTACGACGAAAGTGTTCAAAAACGTATAAAACACTTTACAAAAGGCTACCACGACGAGCGCCGCGCTAAAGAATCGGCGGAACGTGAGCGAGAAGAAGCACTGCGGTTTGCCCGATCTTTGGCTGAAGAAAACAACAAACTTAAAGGCTCTGTTAACCAGAATCAGACAGCCTTGATTGAACAAGCCAAGAAAGTGGTGGCCAATGAGCTTGATACTGCAAAACGTCAATACAAAGAAGCCTACGAAGCGGGTGATTCTGATGCTTTGGTAAACGCTCAAGAAGCGCTTACCTCTGCCAAGATGAAAGCGGAAAAAGTAAATAATTTTCGCCCAGCCCCTTTACAGGTGGAAAAAACTGATGTACAAACTGCATATCAGCCCCAACCGGCTGCACCCGTGGACGACAAACTGCTTGCATGGCAAGACCAAAATCAGTGGTTTGGGTCCAATAAACGGATGACAGCTTATGCCCTCGGCTTGCACGAGGACTTGGTAGGGGAAGGAATTCCGGCAGGCAGTGAAGAATACTACCGACGTATCAACACTGACATGCGCGAAAGGTTTGCCGACCACTTTGGAGCCGACGAACCCGCTGATGCGAAACCTCAGCGAACCAAATCCAATAACGTTGCACCTGCAACGCGTAGTACAGCACCGCGCAAAATCGTGCTGACGCAGACACAGGTAAATCTCGCCAAGCGGTTGGGAGTTCCATTGGAACTGTACGCCCGTAAGGTTGCTGAAGAAATGAGGAAAACATAATGGAAAAAACTAAACCCCTATCACGGGAACTTGATACACGCGAACAGGCGGAGCGTCCTAAACAATGGATGCCCCCCAAACTTCTACCCGATCCGAAACCGGAAGCGGGTTATGCATTTCGCTGGATCAGGATTGCCTCGCAGGGAAAAGAGGACGCCACAAACTATTCCTCCAAGCTTGCCGAGGGTTGGGAACCCGTTAAAGCTTCAGATCATCCCGAGATTCGTCTGTTTAATTCTGCTGCGGCAAAGTTTCCAGACAGTATTGAGGTAGGTGGTCTCTTGCTTTGCAAAACACCTGTGGAGTTTACTGTGCAACGTAATGCGTACTATCGCCAACAAGCGGATGCGCAGATGCAATCAGTTGACAACACATACATGCGCGAGAATGATCCGAGGATGCCTATGTTTAAAGAACGTAAGTCCACGGTCACTTTCGGAAAAGGTATTTAATTTTTTAGGAGTCTTAAATGGCAACTACAGCAGCACCCTATGGGCTACGTCCCATAAATCGTATCGACGGCATGCCTTATGCTGGCGCTACGAGTCAGTTCTTGATTGACCCAGCAGGCACTGGAACCAACTTGTTTTATGGTCAAGTTGTTCTTATCAATGCAAGTGGTTATATCGCTTTGTCTACCGCTAATGGCATAGACACTACTACCAATAACCTTGGTGGCAATGGTGTAGGTGCAATCGGCGTTTTCGTCGGTGCATCTTATATCAACGCACAAGGCCAGCAAATTTACGGTCAGTATTACCCTTCCGGCACAACCGGCGTGGTGACTGCATACGTAATTACTGACCCATTTGTTACTTTCCAAGCACAACTAAGTGGTTCTGGCGCTCAAACAGTTTTGGGCACTAACACCTTCTTTACCGCTGTACAAAGCACTAGCACGGGTTCCACTCAGACTGGTAACTCAACTAGCTCTTTATCAGTTACTGTGCAAGCAACGGCTGCGGCTTTCCGTATTGTGGGCTTTGCGTCTACTCCCGGCGATGCATACACTGATGTGTTGGTTAAGTTCAACCCCAGTGCCCATTCATACTTGAATAACGTTGGCCTGTAAGGAGTAAATCATGGCAATTTCACGCGCACAACTACTTAAAGAACTTCTTCCCGGCTTAAACGCTTTGTTTGGTCTGGAGTACGCCAAGTATGGTGAGGAACATAAAGAAATTTATGAAACCGAAACTTCTGAGCGTTCTTTTGAAGAAGAGACAAAACTGTCTGGCTTCGGTCAAGCACCAGTCAAAAACGAGGGTTCTGCCATCGCTTATGACAATGCACAAGAAGCATGGACTGCACGTTACACCCACGAAACCATTGCGATGGGCTTTTCCATCACAGAGGAAGCTGTGGAAGATAACTTGTATGACAGCTTGTCTTCACGCTACACCAAGGCTCTGGCCCGTGGTATGGCATACACCAAGCAAGTTAAAGCTGCTTATGTGTTGAACAATGCCTTTGCTGGCGGCCCAACATACGGCGACGGTGTGGTGCTTTGCTCCACTGCCCACCCTTTGATTTCTGGTGGTACTAACAGCAATACACCATCTACCGCTGCTGACTTGAATGAAACATCGTTGGAAAACGCTGTTATTCAGATCGCAGCTTGGACAGACGAGCGTAGCTTGCTGATTGCTGCAAAGCCTAGGAAGTTGATTGTTCCTCCTTCTTTGATGTTTGTTGCTACACGTTTGCTGGAAACCGAACTCCGTGTTTCTACTGCTGACAATGACATTAACGCATTGAAGAACAATGGTTCAATCCCTGAAGGCTATACCGTTAACCACTACCTGACAGACACCAATGCTTGGTTCCTGTGTACAGATGTGCCTAACGGCTTAAAGCACTTTGTTCGTACCCCCTTGTCTACTGGCATGGACGGTGACTTTGACACAGGTAACGTTCGTTACAAATCCCGCGAGCGTTACAGCTTCGGTGTGTCAGACCCACTGGGTATCTTCGGGTCACCCGGAGCCTAATATTTCTTTGGAAATATTTGAAGGGGGGCCTTGTGCCCCCTTTTCTTTTGTTGTATATTGCATTTAACCCGGGCTTATCCGGTGTTCTGACAGTCCCGGCTGACGACATGCAGACAGAACACCCCAACTTGCATGTAAGGAATACATCATGGCACGCACTACGTTTCAAGGCCCAGTTCGTTCATTGGGCGGCATCTATCAACAAGGCCCAGCGGCTGTTGTTGAGATCACATCTAGCACCACATTAAACCCTACAGATCACGCTGGTCGTATCATTTCTGTTGGTGGTTCTTTGGCGGCAGCATTGACTTTGACTTTGCCAGCTATTAACGTTTCAACTAATTCCACAACATCTGGCCCCGGTCAAGACCCCAGCACAGTTAACAATGAAGGCGTTGTATACACCATCTGGGTTCCTACAACCATCTCCACTAGCTCGTTGAAGATTGGCACTAACGGTACTGACAAATACGTTGGCACAATTGTTATGAACGATGTTGATACTGACGGAGCCGCTTTGGTTGGTTTTTCAGCCGCCGCTGCTAACGATTTTATTAACTTAAATGGCACTACCACTGGCGGTGTTGCTGGTTCATGGGTGCAAATTGTTGCTATTGCCGCTAACAAATACGTGGTTACTGGCACGGTGTTGGGCACAGGCACTGTTGCTACGCCATTTGCTAACTCCTAATCAACCCAAGGGGCTTCGGCCCTATTTTTAAAGGAGATTGATTATGATGCAAACGGACGTTTTATCTAAAGCTGCGGCTGCTGGAACAACTACCACCATTTTTGCTGGCCCAGCCCGTATTAAAGGTGTGTCTATCAGCTATCCATCAGGGGGAACGGTTGTTCTTAATGATGGAACAGGCGGCACAGGTATGTTTTCTTTTACTGCGCCAGCGGCTGCGGGTTCTATTTACATGATATTCCCCGGAGAAGGTATTAGATGTAGTACCAACATTTCAGCAGTTTGTGCCGCATCTACTACCGCCGTGGTGTTCTATGGCTAAGTCACCCGCATGGCAGAGGAAAGAGGGCAAATCCGAGAAGGGCGGCCTGAACGCCAAAGGCCGAGCCTCTGCCAAAGCGCAAGGCATGAACTTGAAACCTCCCCAGCCAGAAGGCGGCTCCCGGCGCGACTCTTTCTGTGCGAGGATGGGCGGCATGAAAAAGAAGCTAACGAGTGCAAAGACAGCCAACGATCCGAACAGTCGGATTAACAAAGCATTGAGGGCATGGAATTGTTAGATTTAAATACCGTTTGGCTATCTACAATATCACTGTTAATTGCAGTGATAGCGTACATGATGAATGAAAAGTTCAGGGAATTGACTCGTGTCACCATCTTGTTGAACAAAACACGTGAGGAGGTTGCCCGTGATAATGTTACTCAAGCAGAAATTGACCGCATTACGAACCACATTGACCAACGCTTTAACAAACTTGAAGCAAAAATTGATCAACTTATTCAAAAAGGGTGAGTAATCATGGGCGTTGAATCACTTGTAAAAGGCGCTGTTGGCACATTGGCCAAAGATAAAGTGTCTTCGTACTTGTCGCCTAGCCAAATGGATTTTATTACGTTTGCGCTTAACCCGCAGGCATACCTTCTTGATAAAGGCGTTAACGCAGCCGCTAATGCGTTGGGATATGGCAGTCAGTATCGTGAGTTAAAAGGTGGCGCTCAAAGTGAAAAAGAAGAGTACAAACAAGTAATGCGCGACGCTATTGGTGATATGTTGCCAGACACAGTTGGCGACTTTGTACGCGCAACGCCCAGAATATCGGAAGCTGATTTGCAACCTGCTGGGACATATACAGCTTTTGACCCTAATACGCAAACTTACATGCAGCAAGGATCGTCTAACCCGATAGCACGCTCGGACTCTGCTGGGTTTGATAACTTTGTGCGTGATTTAAACTACGGAACTCAAACCCCCGGTACTGGAAACGCAGTAGGTCCATTGCCAGAAGGCAATCCTATATTTGAGAGCAACGTTAGTAATCTTCCGTACGAATTACAGTCAACGCCAGTTAGCGGCGCACCAGAGGGGTTTGATCCAGCGTTGTTAGCTGCAATCATACGCGATGCAAATCCAACCAGCACTGGCGCTACGGATGACTTGGGTGAAGTAACTGTCGTTGACCAAAAACCTTCTGGTAGCGGTGGTGATTTGTCCTACACAGAGATGCTTGATGTATTAAATTCAACGTCTACGTACGACCCCAATCTTGGCATGAACGTACCAGTTACAGAAAGCCTAGCTCCAGAAGGATACATGTTTGATGCTGGTAGTGGTATGAACGAATACTTTGGCGGTGGCAGCGGCGGCGGTGGTCTTGGCAAATACTATGACGATTTTAGTAGCCAAGCCTACGTTAGAGGTGGTCAAATTCCACAAGGCAGACGATAATGCCCAGCACAAGTAAGAAACAACATAATTTCATGGCGGCGGTGGCCAACAATCCATCCTTTGCTAAGAAAGCGGGAGTCCCACAGTCCGTGGGCAAGGACTTTAACCAAGCGGACAAGGGCCGCAAATTTGCTAAAGGTGGCGACATGAAACCAGTAGATATGAAAAAGAACCCCGGTGTAGCCAAGTTACCTACAGCCGTACGTAATAAGATGGGTTTTATGAACAAAGGCGGTATGGCTGAAGGTGGAAAATCAGACATGAAACAAGATAAAGCCATGATGCAAAAGGCTGTGAACAAACACGAAGGCCGTTTGCACAAGGGTTCACCCATGACTAAGTTGTCAAAAGGTGGTGGTATCGAGTCCAAGGGTAAAACCAAAGGCAAGATGGTTAAGATGAACATGGGCGGCGTGCCCTGCTAAAAGGAGTTGACATGAAAAAACGGTACAACGGTGAAGATAACAGCTACATTACTTCCGAGGATAGTAATAGCGGTATGAAAGAAGCGTATGACGTAGGTCAAGCTGAGACGCGTATTAACAATGCCAAAGAACGTATGCGGGCTGAGACTGAGGGCGCAAGAGACGAGGGCAAAATTACCGAGTCTGGAGACCAAGGTTTTGGTGGTGCGGGTTCTAGTAGAACTGTAAAAGCTACACCTAAACCTGCGGCTAAACCTGCGGCTAAACCTGCTGCCAAACCTGCGGCTAAAGAAACCGCTCGCGATACAGGTAGTGACGTATCACGTATGGCTAATCGCGGTAAACCCGCCGAAGCCCCTGTTGACGAAACAAAACTTTCTTTTGCCGAACGCCAAAAATTAAGTAATGCGCGTTCAAGAGCCGGTAGCGGTACCACCGATAGACGATCTGTTGGCGAGCGCTTAAAATCCGCATTTGGCATGAAGAGCGGTGGCTCTGTAGGTTCGGCTTCCCGTCGTGCTGATGGTATTGCTACCAAAGGTAAAACGCGCGGAAAGTACATCTAATCATGATGGCCTGTCGTGGTATGGGGGCTGTCATGCCCTCTAAAATGCCTAAAGGCGTGAAAAAAGCGCGCCGGGACGATACTGATTTCACGCAATACAAAGAGGGTGGTGAAGTGAAGTCTAAGGTAAATGAGGCTGGCAACTACACCAAACCAGAGCTACGCAAACGGATTTTTAACAGTGTTAAAGCCGCCGCAGTGCAGGGAACTGGCGCAGGTGAGTGGTCAGCCCGTAAAGCTCAGTTGATGGCTAAACGATATAAAGACGCTGGTGGGGGATACAGAGATTGAAAGCCCCGCAGCAATCCCTTAAAAACTGGGGCGACCAGAAATGGCGCACCAAGAGTGGAAAGCCGTCAAGCAAGACAGGTGAGCGGTACTTACCCGAGAAAGCTATCAAGTCATTATCATCACAAGAATATGCAGCCACAACCAAGGCCAAGCGCGCAGGCAAGGCGGCGGGCAAACAGTTTGTAGCTCAACCAAAATCCATTGCAAAGAAAACGGCAGGCTTTAGATGACTACTACCGGAACCACACTGTTCAACATGGACTTCACGGAGATTGCCGAGGAAGCGTGGGAGCGTGCGGGCCGTGAGATGCGTTCTGGTTACGACTTGCGTACAGCACGTCGTTCAATGAATCTGATGACGATTGAGTGGCAGTCTAAGGGTATTAACATGTGGACAATGGAGCAGGGAATCATTAACCTGACTTCGGGGCTTAGCACTTACGCCCTACCAACGGACACGATTGACCTGCTAGAACACGTCATTCGTACTGGGTCCAACACTGCGTCTACGCAGGCGGACTTAACCATTACACGCATTAGCGTCTCTACTTATGCAACTATTCCAAACAAGCTTAGCCAAGCTCGCCCAATTCAAGTCTGGATTCAAAGACTCTCTGGCGAAACTAATCCAACGACTGCGGTCTTGGATGGCGCGATTTCGTCAACAGCCACCACAATAACGCTTAGCACGGTAGTTGGCTTGGCTGGGGCTGGTTTTATTAGACTTGGTACAGAAGATATCTACTACACGTACGTCACTGGCAATGTGCTTGGTGGCGTGTTCCGTGGTCAGAATAACACTACGGCAGCGGCACAAACGGATGGCACTGCGGTGTTTGTGCCTCAACTACCTGCCGTAACAGTTTGGCCTACCCCTGATAACTCAACGCCCTACCAGTTCGTATACTGGAGACTCAGACGTGTTCAAGACGCTGGCGCTGGTGTAAGTACCGCCGACATGAATTTCCGCTTCCTGCCTTGTTTGGTGGCGGGCTTGGCGTATAACATTGCGGTCAAGGTCCCCGAATTAATGCCCCGAATAGAAATGCTCAAGATGATGTACAACGAGGCGTTTGAGATTGCCGCTGGAGAAGACAGAGAGAAAGCGGCCATTCGCCTTGTGCCTCGTCAACAGTTTATTGGTAGCACGTAATGGGAAATAGGTTTGCATCCGGCAAAAAAGCGATTGCCATGTGCGACCGCTGTGGCCAGCAATACCTACTTAAAAAGCTTAAGACTGAAGTTATTAAGCAGAGAAAGTATCAGTTGTTGGTTTGCCCTGAGTGCTGGGACCCCGACCAGCCTCAGTTAATGTTAGGCACCTTTCCTGTTGATGATCCACAGGCTTTGCGTAATCCACGCAAGGACACAACGTATGTAACGGCAGGCATAAACAATATTGGTAGTTTGACCAGTGGTTCACGAGACATTCAGTGGGGCTGGGCACCCGTGGGCGGGTCTAGATTAAATGATGCAGGATTGACACCAAACTACTTGGTGGCAACGACAAATGTTGGTACAGTAACGATATCTTAAGGAGTTTAAACATGGCATATACAAAATCAGCAGACGGCATTACTAAAAAAAGTAAGACTGATGCTCAAATCTTTTCTACTAGCGGCCCTTCTCAAAAAGAAATGATGGGCGGCAAGGGTAAAGGTAAAGGCAAAACCAACGCCGATATGCTGTCTATGGGTCGTAACTTGGCAAAAATTGCCGCACAGAAACGAGGCTAATCATGGCTACATTTAGCAAAAAAATAATGGGTAAAGAAGTTGGCGATGCTGCGGTCTACGCTACACCCCATACTATGACTGGTAAAGTTGTTACGGCTTCCGATAACCCCGGTTCTGGCCCAAATCACAATGATGCAAACACAGTCAATATGTCTGTGGGCAACATTAATCGTCGTGCACAGCCAGCAGCTAAAACAACTGGCATCAAAATGCGCGGTACTGGCGCGGCCACCAAAGGTTTGATGTCTCGCGGCCCAATGGCTTAAATTATGACAATGACATACGCTCAACTTGTAGCTGCGGTAACTGATTACACGCAGAACACGTTTGACACGACTACGATTAATACGTTAATCCAGCAGGCGGAGCAGCGCATCTATAACACGGTGCAGATTGCTAACTTGCGGAAGAATGTCACGGGCGTATTAACAAGCGGCAATAAGTACTTGGCTTGTCCTAATGATTTTTTATCAACGTACAGCCTTGCTGTTTACCCGTATAACGCTACAACGGCTACTGGAACATCTGGGGCTAAAACAATTGTTGTAGCAAGTACAACTGGTATCGCTGTAGGTCAACAGGTCACTGGGACTAACATTGGTACAAACGCATTTGTTAGAAGCATTGCCAGCACAACAATTACCTTGACTGTGGCTAACAGCGGTACGGTAAACGGCGCTGTTGTGTTCCAAGGTGACTATCTGTACTTGTTAAACAAAGATGTTAATTTCATACGTGATGCGTATCCATTTACCTCAATGGTATCTGAGCCTAAACACTACGCCATCTTTGGCCCGCAGTCAGCCAATGTGAATGAGTTGTCGTTTATTCTTGGCCCTACGCCGGATGCTAACTACTACGCAGAACTGCACTATTATTACTATCCAGAGTCTATTGTTACTGCCTTAACCACATGGTTGGGTGATAACTTTGACTCTGCATTGCTGTATGGAACTCTGTGCGAAGCTGGTGTTTACATGAAAAGCGCACCTGAAGACGGTATGTACAAGACGTACCAAGAACGGTACGTTCAGGCTATTGCTCTTCTCAAGAACTTGGGTGACGGCAAACAAAGAATGGATGCGTACAGAGATGGTCAAGTTAGGGTGGCAGTATCGTGAGTATTCTTCAAACTCAAACGACCAGCTTTAAGACAGAGCTATACACAGGCGTTCATAACCTATCTACCAATACGTTAAAGATTGCCCTGTATACGGCTGCGGCTGATTTAAACGAAGCTACCACTGTGTACAGTGCAACCAATGAAGTCACCGGAACTGGATACGTTGCAGGCGGGGTGGCCTTGACGGGCGTAACCATTAGCTCATCTGGGTATACGGCTTATGTAGATTTTTCTGATGTAGTGTTTGGCGCATCGGTGACGGCTCGTTGTGCGTTGATTTATAACGTCACGCAGGGTAACAAATCCATAGCTGTGTTGGACTTTGGGTCTGACAAAACATCTACCAATTTCACCATCACAATGCCTGCTAACTCAGCAACGGCGGCATTGATTCGTTCTTCTAACTAAGGAGTCACCATGACTATCGACAAAATTACCGCTACCGATAAAGTGGAAGCGATGACCAAATACAACGCAATGCCTGAAGACACTATGTCTATTCACGGTACTTACCACGCTGTTTGCTACAGCCAAGATGGTTTTATCAAGTGGGAAGATGAGATTAAAAACTTGGTCACTACAGTGGGTAAGAACTTTACACTAGATACAACTCTGGGTAACGTAGCTGGCGGTGCAGTTGTGATGGGTCTTAAAGGCACAGGAACGGCAGTTGTAGCTGATACTCAAGCTTCTCACGCAAGCTGGTTAGAGGTGGGTGGTACTAATGCTCCCGCATATTCAGGCAACCGTCCTACACCATCATTTAGCGCGGCTTCTTCTGGTAGTAAGGCTACATCTTCTGCTGTGTCGTTCTCTATTACCAGCACCGGAAACGTCTTTGGATGCTTCATTAACATTGGCGGTAGCGCAACCAAAGATTCAACCACTGGCACATTGTTCTCCGCTGGTGACTTTTCTAGTTCTAAATCTGTGATTAACGGCGACACAATTGCTGTTACTTACACTGCTACATTGACCTAAAAATGGCTGGAGCCGCTTGGGGTGATAATGCTTGGGGCGACTTGGGTTGGGGTGGAGTTACCACCTATCAAGAGAGCGTTACTGAGTATTTAACCCCAGCTACGGCTTGGGGGGCTAACACTTGGGGAGATAATCCTTGGGGCGGTACAGTCCCCATGTTTGATACTCAAGAGGCTACGGTAGCGTTTAACGATTCAGTATCAGAAACAGCGGCTATAACGGAAAGCCAGACGGTAACTACAGCATTTAATGGGTCAGTTACAGAAACTGCGGCTATCACGGATTCCAATACGGCTATAACAGCTTATGGAGAGTCAGTCACTGAAACAGCGGTAACTTCAACCACAGAATCAGTTACAACAGTTTTTATTGCATCTATAACGGAAACGGCGGCTACATCTACAACTGAAGAAGTAGCGGCAACATTTGCCGTATCCAGAACTGAAGTTGCGGTGACATCTACAGCCGAAGTCGTAGCGGCTACGTTTGCCGGAGATGTTACGGAAACTGCGGCTCTAACAGACGCTAACACAGCCATTACGTCATACAACGAATCAGTTGCAGAAACCGTAGTTACAAGCACAACCGAATCAGCTACAGCTATTTTCTCTGAGTCAGTTACAGAAACTGCTGGTATTGCCACGGTTGAAGAGGCTGTAGCCACGTTCCTTGAAAATGTTACTGATTCCATTGCAATAGCAGAGGTGGCTCTTGCTACCTTAATTGTGACCATTACGGAAACGATGGCTACGTCTGACTCAACAACAGTTGGAACGTATTACACAGAATTTATTGCAGAGCTTGCGGCTATCACAGATAATCCTGTAGCGGCAACAACGTATTCTGCAAGCAGGTCTGAAACGGCGGCAATTACAGAAACAAATGGTGGACGATTCTTGTGGGAAATTATTAATGACACACAGGGCGTTACATGGCAAAATATCAGCAATCCACAAACACCGGGCTGGGCTGATGTGAATAATACTGAAGTTCCCGGTTGGACAGTAATTTCTACTTAGTAGGAGCAATAGATGGCAAATACATCCCTAATCGGTTTAACCCTTCCAGTTACGGGCACTCAGTCCGGGCAATGGGGCGACACAGTTAACAACGCCATCTCACAGATTATTGACGTTGCGGTGGCGGGTACACAGACTATCTCTGCTGATGCAGACATTACGCTGACCTTAACTACTGGTACATACGCAAGTACAGGTCTAACGGCTAATAGTTCACAGTACGCAGTTCTTCTGTGGACGGCGGCTGGCACGGTCACTCGCACAATTACAGTCCCTGCCCAGTCTAAAACCTACGTGGTGATTAACAAAAGTAGCACCCAATCAATCATTGTCATAGGTACAACCGGAACGGGTGTTACTGTGGTCGCGGGTACGCGGGCTATCGTGGCTTGGGATGGTACTAACTTTGTTAATGTGGGCGGTGGCTCTGCGGCTGGCTCTAACACGCAGGTTCAGTTTAATAGTTCTGGTGCTTTTGGCGCTTCTTCTAGCCTGACATGGAACGGCACAACGCTGACATCCACAGGTTTTGGTGGCCCCATTAACGGTACTGTAGGTGCAACCACTCCAGCAACTGGTGCGTTTACAACGGTTACAACCACATCAGCTATCGCTTATAACTACGGCGGTACAGGCCAGTCAAGTTTGTTTAATCAGTGGGGCGTAACTTACGCATCTACTACGGGCGTATTAGCTACCACGGCGGCTGGTACAACTGGTCAAGTTTTAACGGCTACTACAGGTGGCGCTCCCACTTGGGCAACTGCGGCGGCTACTGGCGCTACTCGCGGTCAAGCAGTGGCAATGGCTCTCGTCTTTGGTCTATAAGGAAACATCATGGCAAATCCCAATCTTGCTGGCACATCAACCACAATCTACGGCGTAACAACCTATTTAACACCCGGCACAACGGCGGCTACGGTTTTGTTATCTAATGCGGCTTCTAGCAGCACGGTAATGAAAATCAACCAGATTGTTGCGTCTAATGTAACTGGTTCTGCGGCAGTCAATGTCACAGTAGCTATTAACAACTTAGCGGCTGGCGCTGGTACGGCTTTCCCAGTTGCATCAATAGTTTCAGTGCCGCAAGCCGCTTCATTGATTGTTGTAGATAAAACAACGGCTATTTATTTGATGGAAAACTCTTCTATCACTGTTACATCTGGCACAGCCAGCGGCATTACTTACAGCATCAGCTATGAGTTGATAGCATAATTGGAGGTCTTATGGGACTCCGATACACGGGAAACATTGTCTCTGCTGGGCGTAACGGCATTAACTTCCCTGTCACATCGGTGGAATACTTATGTGTGGCTGGCGGGGGTGGTGGTGCGGGTGGAAATAATAGTGGTGGTACTGGTGGAGGCGGTGCGGGTGGCTTATTAACCGCTACTGGATATTCTGTCACTATTGGCTCTGCCATCACAATTACCATTGGTGCTGGTGGTGCTGGTGGTGCAACTGCTAGCTATCCTAGTTCTTTTAATGCTGGAGCATCTGGCACAGACTCTACAATTGTTGGTGGCACAACTATTACAGCCGTAGGTGGTGGTAGAGGTGGATTTACTTCATCACCATTGCCAACAACAGGCGGTTCTGGTGGAGGTTATGGTAGTGATTCCACAACTGCAACGGCTATTGCTGGCACATCAGGTCAAGGATTTGCAGGAGGTGCAATAGTTTCAACATCACCAGCATCATCTTCTGGCTCTGGTGGTGGCGGTAGCGGTTCAGTTGGAAATCCAAATAGTAGTACAGGGTTTTCTGGTGGTGGCGGTGCGGGTACTGTTTCATCTATTTCAGGCTTACAAATTCAATATGCTGGAGGCGGTGGTGGTGGCGCATACGGCATTTTGTCTAATACAGCACCCGGTTTAGGTGGCGGTGGTGGTGGGGGTAATGGTGGAGTTACTACAACTAATCCTACCTCTGGGTTGTCTAATACAGGCGGTGGTGGAGGCGGTGGTGGTTCGGGTGCTACAGGAAGTCAATCTAATGGAGGTTCAGGCGGCTCTGGCATCGTAATCCTACGCTACCCATCTTACTTAGCCCCTGCTACATCTACGACAGGCAATCCTGAAACTTATGTGACTGGCCCTTGGCGTGTTTATCGCTTTGTAGCATCAGGCACGATTACATTCTGAGGATATATGGCACAAGGTCTTTTTACACTCAGACAAGTTAACCAAGCCATTCGTCAAGGCGCATGGTCAGCATTTAATCCACCTCAGTGGGTTGAGTACCTTTGCGTTGCTGGTGGTGGTGCGGGGGGTTGTGGAAACGCTTCTGGCGGCGGCGCTGGCGGTCTTTTAACAGGCATGGTTCCCGTTACTGCGGGTACTTCTTATACGGTAACTGTTGGCGCTGGTGGCCCTCAACAAAATACACAAACGACAGGAGCCTCACCTTCTGGCAATAATTCAGTATTTTCAACTATTACAACAGTAGGTGGAGGCGGAGGTGGCGGTGCGTCATTTGCAGGAGGTAACGGTGGTTCTGGCGGCGGCGCTGGAGGTTATATTGGCCCATTAGTATATGGACTTGGGATTATTGGGCAAGGTAATGATGGCGGAAGAAATTCTACTAGCGGAACAGACCGTTCTGGTAGTGGCGGCGGAGGCGCTGGAACCGTAGGATTATCTGAGGCTGAATTTGATAAAGCTAGACAAGGCGGCGCAGGGATTGCTTCTGCTATATCTGGAACTGTAACAACATACGCTGGCGGTGGCGGTGGAGGTTCTAGGACTGGTGGTGGTGCTTCAGGCGGTGTCGGAGGTGGCGGTGCGGGTGGCACTAATTACGGTGACAACGGCACAGCAGGAACAGCCAATACAGGTGGCGGCGGTGGTGGAGGTGCGGCGGCTGGCCCTTCTTATGGCGGTGCAGGCGGTTCAGGCATCGTAATAGTCAGATACCCCGGCTCTGTGCAGTTTTACACTGGTGGAACTGTTACTTTAAGCGGCATTAGCCCTAATGGGTATTTTGTTGTTCATACGTTTACCTCTGGCGGTACGTTGGCCCCAACAACGCCTACAAACTTAGCCCCTTCATTACCCGCAAACACAACGGTTTTCTATACATCAGGTGTATGGGTTGCTCCTGTCGGTGCTACGCAAGTTGAATATCTTGTAGTTGCTGGTGGCGGTGCTGGTGGTTCTGATTATGGCGGCGGAGGCGGTGCTGGTGGATTTTTAACTGGTACTGGATTAGCCGTTACCGCTGGAAATTCTTATGCAGTAACAGTAGGTGCTGGTGGAAATGCTGGCGCACCAAGGCCCACTGGTGGTAGCGGCGGTTCTATTGGTAATGGTACTGCTGGTAATAATTCTATTTTGGTTGGTCAATCAAGCACTATTACCGCAACTGGTGGCGGGTTTGGCACTGCGGTTAATACAAGTGGTGGTGGTGCTGGCGGTTCTGGTGGAGGCACTGGTGGTAATAGCGGCTCTACATTAGCAGGAGGTACGGCAACAGCCAGCCCAGCGCAAGGAAATAACGGTGGCGCAAATAATCTTAATAGTCCATACCCATCTGGCGGCGGAGGAGGCGCTTCCGCAGTTGGTGGCACTGGCACGGGTAGCACAAGCGGTAGCGGTGGGGCGGGAACGGCATCCACTTTAATTGGCGCTTCTGTAACTTATGCGGGCGGCGGTGGCGGCGGTTCTGGCGCTCAAGGCGGAACTCCGGGTACAGGCGGTGCTGGCGGCGGTGGAAATGCTGGAACAAATTCACCAACAGCGTTTACAGGAGTTAGCGGCACTGTTAACACTGGCGGAGGCGGAGGCGGAGGCGGATATTCCACTGCTCTTGATGCCTACGGTAGTGGCGGTAACGGCGGCTCTGGCATTGTGATTATTAAATGGAGTTGAAATGAGTCAAACTTTATTAGGTGGATTCCTTTCCGCAACTTTTAACCCTTTGAGTGGCGCACCTACTGCTGTTGAATACCTTGTGGTCGCTGGTGGTGGTGGTGCGGGTTATTCAGCAGGGGCTGGTGGCGGTGCTGGTGGTCTTTTGACTGCGGCTGGATTTGCGGTTGCGGCTGGCTCTGCTTTGACCATTACTGTTGGTGCTGGCGGCACTGCTGGCTCTGGTTCTGGAACTGCTACAAATGGTGTTGATTCTGTATTTTCATCAATAACAGCTACAGGTGGCGGTAAAGGTGCAGAAGGTTCTAATGCAAGTTCCTCTGGCGGTTCTGGCGGTGGTGGTGCTGGTGGTACTTCAAATGCGGGGGGCGCTGGAACTTCTGGTCAAGGTTTTGCGGGAGGTGCAGGGCAAGCATCTTCACCTTATGGTGCTGGTGGTGGTGGCGGTGCTGGTTCTGTAGGATTACAAGGTGTCAGTACAGGCGGCAATGGTGGCACTGGCATTTGCTCTACTATCACAGGCACAAGAGTGTTTTACGCTGGCGGTGGTGGCGGTGGTATTGGTTCAAATAACATTACTGGTTTAGGCGGTGGTGGCGGTGGTGGCAATGGTGGCACAGGCGCAGATATTGGCGGTTCAGCAGGGACAGCAAACACAGGCGGTGGTGGTGGTGGCGGCAGAAACTCTACAGTTGCAACTGCTGGCGGTGCTGGCGGTTCTGGCATCGTAATTCTTAGATACCCTGCATCACAAAGCCCACCAACTGCAACAACTGGCTCACCACAGATAAACTTTGCTGATGGGTATCAGATATATACATTCACATCTAGCGGCACTATTACTTTTTAACGGAGAAAATCATGGCACATTTTGCTAAAGTCATCAACGGCGTGGTCACAGAAGTTAATGTGGTCGATTGGGAAACGCTGAACATTGAAGGCCATCCTTGGGGTGACCCATCACTCTGGATTCAAACTTCATATAACACCTCGGGCGGCGTACATCGTCTAGGCGGTACACCACTGCGTAAGAACTACGCTGGTATTGGGTACACATACGATGCAGGTCGTGATGCGTTTATCCCTCCCAAACCATTTGCGTCTTGGGTACTAGATGAAAGCACTTGTTTGTGGGGCGCACCTACAGCTATGCCTGTAGTTGAAGGAAAACGTTTTAATTGGGATGAGCCTACATTGTCATGGGTTGAAGTAACTCAAGGGGCTTGATATGGGCCAATACTCTGGGATGTGGACGCTAAGTCAAGCGTCCCAAGCAATCAAAGATAATAATTGGTCTGGACTGCCTCCACAGAATGTGGAGTATTTGGTCGTTGCTGGTGGTGGTTCAGGCGGTGGTGCTTATTATGGTGGTGGCGGCGGTGCGGGCGGGTTGCTTGCGGGTTTTTCTGGTGTTTCTGCTGGCACTCAATTATGGATAACTGTTGGCGCTGGTGGGGCGCAAGTAAGCGGTGGAATATACGGCAACATTGGAAATAACTCTGTATTGCTTGCAACATCTTCTGGAGCTACAACGGGAAACATAGTTGCTTTTGGTGGCGGCTACGGTGGTGGTGGCGGTCAAGTAAATAGTGCCTATAGGCAAGGCGGTGCAGGCGGCTCTGGTGGCGGTGGCGGTGAATATGCTGGCGGTCTTTTTGGCGGTGCTGGAACATCAGGTCAAGGCAATGCTGGCGGTAGTATTTATGGTGGCGGTGGCGGTGCAGGGACTGCTGGTATAAGTCTTTTTGGCGGTAATGGTGGCGCAGGTATTGCGTCTGCCATTTCTGGAACGGTTACAACCTATGCTGGTGGTGGCGGTATGGGAGTTAACACAACGGCTATCAGTGCGGGCGGTGTTGGCGGTGGTGGTTCAGGTGGTGGTACTAGCAGTATTGCATCTGTTGCAGGCACAGCAAACACAGGTGGCGGTGGTGGTGGTGGTTCACAAACTGGAGACCCTTCTCAATATGGTTCTGCTGGCGGTAGCGGCATCGTAATTCTCCGCTATCCAGACACATTCATAGCCGCTACAAGCACAACAGGTTCACCAACAATCACTGTGGCTGGAGGCTTTAGGGTCTACCAATTCACAGCCAATGGTTCTATCACGTTCTAAAATGAATGCGCTGGCTCATCCTGTTACTGCTGTTGGGGCTAGTTGGAGCCGTAGCCAAGAATGGCTGTCATGTGCGCGAGTTCTATGGGATAGGCTACACAGTCCACGACCCAACCCTGCGTCACAGAGAGATGATGGCGTGGCTAGACAAAAACGCCCAGTATTGCAAGTCAACAGATTACACAGTCATTTGGAACAATTTGGCAGAATGGGCTGGCGCGGCGGATTCCACATGGCTTAGAGCCAAAGTTGTACATGGATACAAAGACGCACTTGATCGAGAAAAGAAATGACCAAGAAGCCAATACGCCAACCACGGAAACCGCAAATAGAGACAAAAGAAAAGTTGACGCTGTGGGTCACGCTCATGGTCAGCACCACCCTGTGCATCTCTGTCTTGGCTATGGTCATCAGCTTTATGCTTGGCCTTTGGGCCAAAGAGGTGGACAACGCAGAGATCTTCAAGATGATTTCACCCGCTTTTTCTACACTTATCGGCGGCATGATTGGGTTCCTGAGTGGTATTAAACTGATGCAAAATGAAGATAAAAAGGATCACAAATGTTAGACATTCTTTCTGGGGGCTTGCTAGGCTCCATTTTTGGTGGCTTGTTCCGTATGGCCCCCGAGGTGCTCAAGTTCTTTGATAAGGCCAATGAGCGTAAACACGAACTCCTAATGTTTGCCCGTCAGTGCGAACTAGAGCAACTGCGCGGTCAGCAAAAGCTGGCTGAGATAGGCGCACAACGGGAAGCTGCCGTAGATGTGGGCGTTATGGATGCGTTTAACAACGCCATCACCCAGCAGGCCGAGATGGTCAAAGCCGCAGGCGGTTGGGTGGCTAGTCTGTCAGCTTCTGTGCGTCCAGTCGTAACGTATTGGGTGCTGTTTGTTTGGTCATTTATCCATGTTTGGTTTGCATGGAACGCATGGGTTGCGGGTGCTCCTGCTGTAGAAGTGTTTAAAACCATGATGACACCTGACTTCTCAGCCCTGTTATCTGGGACAATTAACTATTGGTTTCTTGACCGCACCTTGAAGCAACGCGGAATATGAACCTAGAACTAGCCGCAGAACTGTGCCGCCGGTATGAGGGGTATCGGGCCAAGCCCTACCTTTGTCCGGCTGGCGTGGCTACGATTGGCTATGGTTCTACATACTACGCAGACAAACGCAAGGTAACTTTAGAAGACGCTCCAATGGACGAACCTACGGCACGGGCGCTTTTGATGATTGAGCTTGAGCATACGTATCTACCGGGTGTTTTGCGTAACTGCCCCGGCTTGATTACAGACGTTCGCAAGTGCAACGCCATTGTAGATTTTTGTTATAACTTAGGCACAGGACGCTTGCAGACTTCCACGTTAAAGAGGAAAATCAATGCCAATGATTGGGAAGGGGCAAAAGAACAACTGATGCTCTGGACTAAAGGTGGCGGTAAGGTACTGCCGGGACTACTTAAACGCCGCACGGCTGAGTGCGCTTTGTTGGATTAAGCGATGGCACTTAAAAAACTTGTACTGAAACCGGGAGTTAACCGGGAGAACACCCGGTACACCAACGAAGGTGGCTGGTTTGAGTCCGACAAAGTACGGTTTCGCCAAGGCACACCTGAGAAGATTGGTGGCTGGTCACGTATTTCTGTGTCCTATTTTGTGGGTGTATGCCGTTCTTTGTGGAACTGGATTACCCTTGAAAATTTTAACCTGCTTGGCGTAGGTACAAACCTTAAGTTTTACCTTGAGAATGGCGGTCAGTACAACAATATTACGCCTATTCGGGCGGCGGCTATCCTGAGTAATCCGTTTGCAACGGTTAATGCAAGTACCACTGTAACCGTAACCAATACAGCCCACGGTGCAATTACCAACGATTTTGTAACGTTTAGTAACGTAGCCACTGTAGGCGGTTTAGATTTAAACGGTGAGTATCAGATTACTTACATTGATGCTAATACCTTTACAATTGTGTCTGCTACGGCGGCTACCTCAACTGTGGCGGCTGGCGGCGGTACAACTGTTAATGCGGTCTATCAAATTAACGTAGGTGACTCATACCAAATTCCTCTGACCGGCTGGGGCGCAGGCAACTGGGGGTCTGGCTCTTGGGGCTTTGGCGGTACATCATCATCTGCTTTGCGTCTGTGGAGCCAGAATAACTTTGGTGAAGATTTAGTCTATGGTTTTCGTGGTGGCCCAATCTATTACTGGGATGCTTCGTTTGGCTTAAACCCATCTCCTTTTACGATCACAATTGCTTCTCCGGGGGTGGTGACAAGCGTTCTGAGCTTGTCTAATGGCACTGCCGTTATTCTTACAAATGGTGGGTATCCATCGGCGCTTCCTACGGGGCTATCTCCCGGAACTATTTACTACGTAGTCAATGCGTCTGGGTTTACATTTAACTTAGCGTTAACGGTTGGCGGAACACCTATTAACACTTCAGGAACTCAGTCTGGGACTCACTACATCATGCCTAATGGCATTAACATTGTTAGTCTGGCTAGTGCTTCTGATGCTCCAATTATCCAGAACTTTGTCTTTGTATCTGACATCAGCCGTTTTGTGTTTGCCTTTGGCTGTAATGACTACAGTTCTTCCGTTCAAAATCCTATGCTGATACGCTGGTCGGATCAGGAGTCTGTGGTCAACTGGACACCTTCTGCAACCAATCAGGCCGGTAGCGTCACTTTGTCTCACGGCTCCAGTATTGTGACTTCCATCCAAACCCGTCAAGAAATTTTGGTGTGGACTGACTCAGCCATCTATTCGCTCCAGTACCTTGGCCCGCCAGTGGTTTGGTCAAGTCAATTGATGGGAGATAACATTTCTATCCTTGGTCAGAACGCGGCGGCACAGGCTTCTGGTGTGGTGTACTGGATGGGCGTAGACAAGTTCTATTCTTACGATGGACGTTTACAAACACTAAACTGCGACCTGCGTAGATTTGTCTATCAAGACATTAACCTTGACCAAGACCAACAAGTGTTTGCTGGTACAAACGAAGGCTTTAACGAGGTTTGGTGGTTCTATTGCTCTTCAAGTAGCTTAACAGTTGACCGCTATGTGATATACAACTACGTAGAGAAAGTCTGGTACTACGGCACGATGGCACGAACAGCATGGATAGATTCTGGGCTACTGGACTACCCTGTTGCCGCTACGTACACTTATAACTTGGTTAATCAAGAATACGGCTTAGACAACAACGAGACAGGTACGCCCGCAGGTATTGAAGCTTATATCTCATCTTCTGAGTTTGACATTGATGACGGAGACAGGTTTGGCTTTGTTTGGAGAATGCTCCCAGATTTAACATTCTCAGGATCAGATGCCTCTCCAACTCCGCAAGTTACGTACACTTTGTATCCTATGCAAAACTCAGGCTCTGGTACAGGCACAGCGGTAAATAAGGATGTAGACAAGTTAACCGGCGCTCAGTACACAGTGACTGAAGGTTTTACAGGGCAGATCAACACCCGTGTGCGGGGCAGACAGTTAATATTAAAAGTTAGTTCGGACAACCTTGGAACAGCTTGGCAGTTGGGTTCTACCCGTATAGACATTAGACCGGACGGCAGAAGATGACTTTTATTGTTACTACCAACTTTGAACTAAATAAGATAGCCGCGCCTAACTTACCCCTGCCTCCAGAGGAATATAACGTCCAGTATTTTGACCAGATGTTAAACATCTTGCGTCTGTACTTTAACAGGCTTGATTCATTAACCACCCAGTTTATGACTTCATCAGGCGGAGCAGGGATACGCTTACCGTATGGAGCTTTTTCAGACTTTACTAGTCAGACCGCAACAGCTAATACAGCCACGCTGATGGCGTTAAACACCACAGATTTTTCTAACACGGTAACTCTAGTAACTGGGTCAAAGATGACTGTTGCTAACGCCGGTATATACAACTTGCAGTTCAGCGCACAGCTTCAGAACTTGGACAATGCCCCGCAGGATGTATTTATCTGGCTGAAGCAAAACGGCACAGACATTGTTGGCTCTACGGGAAAAGTGGGTATGCCTGCTAGAAAAAGTGCTGGGGTTCCGTTTCACGACATCAAGGGCTGGAACTATTTTCTGTCTATGAGCGCAGGCGACTACGTTCAAATTTACTGGTCTACAACTAATGCGGCTGTAACCATAGAAACTTATGCGGCTTCAGGCACACCGACTAAGCCATCCACAGCTTCTGTTGTGGCTACACTATCATTTGTTTCGGCTTTGCCTTAATACATCATGGCCATATCACAAGAACAAGTTGACTGGTGGTTTTCCCAAAACCCAAATGCTACGGCAGATGAAGTTGCTGCGGCGGTAAAGTCCGTAGGCGGGCTAGAAGGTAACGCAGGTTTGGCGGAGATGATTGCCAACCGGTTTTCTATTGCCGAGCCAGAAGTCACAAACTACTACAACGCATACACAGCGCCTAAAACGCCCGCCACGCTTACAACGCCAACGACTGATACGTCTACAACGCTTACAACGCCAACGACTGATACGTCTACAGTTTTAGACAGTATTATAAATACCCCAACAACTCAAACCGACTTCCTGTCAACGCTAGCCGCCCCTGCCGACAACATAAATTCTAATAACGGTTACGTAAAGCCTTCTACAAGACCCACCAGTGGTGGCGTAACCAACGTTATTGAGGGTGACGATGTTGACACCCAAATAGCTCAACTAGCCACAGAGTACGCCAGTTGGGGCGGTAATACTCCCGGTTATACGGAATTAATTCGCAAATCTGATGGGGCGGTGTTAGACCGTCGTAAACTGGGCACTCTTACCGACGAAGCTTTACTCAAAATAGGTTTGTCATTTATCCCGGGGGCAGCCCCATTTCTTGCGGCGTATAACGCCCTTGATGCTGCTAGAAGAGGCAATATAGTTGGGGCAGTTATTGGTGGCACCGGGCTGGTTCCCGGCATGGAAAACTTAAACACAGCGCTAAAAGTTGGCCAAGCAATTGACCAAAACAACCCTTTTGGGGCAATTACAGCATTGGCTGGTAATACAGATTTACAAAATTTAACGGGTCTAAACACAGCCAATGTTGGTGGTTTTACCGCTAAAGATGTTATGGCCGCAGGTAGCCTAGTTCAAGCTGCTAATGCAAACAATACCGCTGGTGTTCTTACAAGCCTTGGAACGTTGACTGGTAGTAGCGACACAGTGTTAGCTGGTAAAGCATTAGCTTTATATAATCGTATTCAAAATGGCGACGTTAAAGCTTTAGGGGAGGCAGTTAATTTATCTAACAACGTTTCGGGTTCTACCACTGGGTCTACTACGGGTACCGCAACTGCAGGCACGGGCACCACTACAGTTGGAGATTTTGAAGATACAGAAGTCACCCGCCTAAGAGGATTGGGATATACCAACGACCAAATCCAAGATTATTTTAGAAATCTGGATAACATAACGGGTGTATTTGATACTGTTACTGGCGGAACTGGTAACGATACGGTAACCGGCGCTACGGGAAATGACGTTGCTTCGTTTACTAGGTCCCTTGGCACGCTAGATCAGTTAGATACAACCCGAACCGCTGATGAGTATGCTGACTTCTTGGCGTCTATTGGCATTACAAACACTACGCAGCTAACGGATAGCGGCCTTAGTAACCAAGACATTTTGGACCTAATCAATGCTGGCATTGACACGGTTACCGTTACTGGCGCTACGGGTAACGACACAGTTACAGGCGGTACTGGAGTTAGCACAATCACGGGTGGCGGTGGGAACGACGACACGGTTACAGTTGTAGATAACAAACCATGCGCTGCCGGTTTCCATAAGAATGATATAGGGCTGTGTGTTGCAGATACGGACTTAAACTGTCCTGAGGGGTACGAGCCAAACGAAGCCGGAACTAAGTGTATTCCGATAGTTGAGATTGTGGATAACAAACCATGCGCTGCCGGTTTCCATAAGAATGATATAGGGCTGTGTGTTGCAGATACGGACTTAAACTGTCCTGAGGGGTACGAGCCAAACGAAGCCGGAACTAAGTGTATTCCGATAGTTG